TCAGGCGGGTAAGGATACCGGCACCGCATGAGTGCGATGTTGATCCTGTTCGAGACGGTCAAGGCAATCGAGGCTGATGGCCGATGGCGAGGTCGCGCCGGTGAGGGTCATGGTGACCTTCATATCCTCGGCAAATAAGCGCAGCAGATGCGCCACGCCCGCTTCGCCCGCCGCGGCCAGGGCATAAATATAGGCCCGTCCGAGCAGTACGCCCTTCGCGCCGAGGGCCAGCAGGCGAATGACGTCCACGCCGGAGCGCACCCCGGAATCAGCAAGCACCGTCAGATCGTCGCCAACCGCATCCACCACCCTTGGTAGCGCCCGGGCAGTGGGGATGGCGCCATCGAGCTGTCTGCCGCCATGATTCGACACCACAATGCCATCGGCGCCGAGGCGCACGGCATTGCGCGCATCGTCGGCATCGAGGATCCCTTTGATGATTAATTTCCCTTGCCAGCTGTCGCGGATCCACTCCAGATCGTGCCAGGCGATGGACGGGTCGAAATTGTTGCTGATGAACCCCATATAGTCGTCCATGGTCATTTTGTGTCCGGTGTAGGCTTCGATATTACCGAACGACAGGGGCCTGCCCGCCAGCCCGACGTTCATTGCCCAGCGTGGATGAGTACAGGCCTGGAGATACTGTCGCAGGGTGGCGTGCGGCCCGGACATGCCTGAGCGATTATCCCGATACCGCGAGCCGGGGATCGGCATATCGACGGTGAATACCAGGGTTTTCATGCCGGCGGCCCACGCGCGCTCCAGCGCATTACGCATGTAGCCGCGATCTTTCAGCACGTACAGCTGGGACCAGAGTGCGCCGCTGGCCTGGCTCGCCACCTCTTCAATGGAGCAGACCGACACCGTGGACAGGGTGTACGGGATCCCGGCGCGGGAGGCGGCGCGGGCCGCCTGAACTTCGCCGCGGCGGGCGTACATCCCGGTGGCGCCGACGGGCCCCAGCGCCACGGGCATCGCCCATGAGGCATCAAGGATCGTGGTGGCCAGCGTCGGTTCGCCCGCCCCGCACAGCACGCGCTGGCGAAGGGCTACCGAAGCAAGCTCGGTGGCGTTGGCGTTCATGGTATTTTCCGCCACCGCGCCACCGTCAATATAATCGAAAAGGAAGCGGGGCAGACGGCGACGAGCGGCTTCGCGATAATCGCTGGGGGCTGAAACAATCATTATTATGTCCTTATGTCTTTTAACCTAAGTGGATGTTCTGCAGGCAAAAAAACTATAGGCTTCTAAAAACCGGTGGGGAAATGAAATATTAGCATCCCAGCTATTCCCTGCTGGAATAATCTGGTTTTATCGCTGAGGCTGTTATTTCCTTTTTTTACTCTTCGGCGCGCGCGTTATTTTTATTTATTTCCGCGCAACGTGAAGCTGGCAAAATAAAGACCCGGTATGAGGCGACAGCGCTTTGCGCCATCGCCACCAGGGGGAAGGAGAGGTCAGCGCGGCGTCTGCGTTTTCCGGGAGGTGTAAAGAAGATGAATTTGAAATTGAGCTGGTGGTATCTTTTGCTAGCCTTTCTCTGGAGGACAGACGGAGCGACACCATGAAAGATAAAGATGAACAAACGGCATTGATTGGCATGGCCATCGGCGCGGCGGTCATTAGCTTAGTGGCTACACAGAAGCAGATTAATCAGGGGAGTATCGTGGATGAACTGGTGAGACTGGGCAGACAGAAGGGGGACGGGGTGGAAGATGAGGTTTTTGTTCAGGCCGCCCGCCTGGTCAGAAAAGGCACCTAGCCAACCGCGACCCTGCCTGGCAATCCATTTACCCGTTTCATCACAGTTTTCATTCCCTGGATCGCGGCCTGGCGAGCGGCGATTGTTGCTTTCCGAAAGCGTCACGGACTGGCGCTTTCTTATCCTGACCACCGGACCTGCGCCTTCTCGGCCTTGTTGGCCTTTAGGTGACACTGTCACTTTTCCTTCTCCAGGCTGTGCGATAAACAGGAACCGGGTCATCTGCTATTGCATAAATCGGTATTAACTTTACCGGTCTGATTTAAATCGTTGATATTATTTGAAAAATTTATCGTGTTTTTAGTCTTGGGGGCATTATAGGGACATCTTTGCGAATTTGCTATCGAGTAGCCCGACCTGATCTTCGTCCATATCGCCAATCCATTTTGAATACACGGTATAAACCATTTTGGCATTTTCATGCCCCATTTGGCTGGCAATGAACGAGGGATTTGCTCCGGCAGATAAAGACCAGCATGCATAGGTATGCCTTGACTGATAAGGGTCGCGGCTTCTCAAATTCGCAAGCATCATCCCTCTTTTCCAGCTGTAAGATATTGAACCTCGGGAATAGAACCCGGCCTTACTCTTCGATTGAGGTTTTGGGCGAAACACGAAGCGAAGAGCCTGCTGCTCAGATTTTCCTATCTCCCTGTGATGGAAAACGATATTAGTCGCGTCAAGATGACCAGTTAGCTCAAATTGTTCCCGTAATGCTTCGAGCGCTGGTTTTAGGAGAGTGATTGTACGGACACCAGCCTTAGTCTTTGGCGGGCAAAACGTTCCCTTTTGCGTGACGTTGCGGCTTACGTAAATCTTCCCGTTTTGGAGGTCTACATCCTCCCAGGCGAGCGCACAAATTTCACCGTGACGGAGTCCTGTAAAAATCGCAACCCGCCAAATTCTTGCGTGATATTCGGTAATTGCGTTAATAAATAGCTCATACTCATCTTGAAGCAACGGATCCGGAACGGTTTTTTCCTTTTTTAATGGACGAATATTCTCGTAAGCCGCATGGGATACAAACTTGCTCTGGTGGGCAAACTTGAGCATCAGACATAGCGCATTAATGCGAAAATTTACCGTACTAACGGCCCTGCCAGTCTTGTTCAGCCAAGGGGAATCATCGTGGATAACAGCGCCGTAAAGAAGCTCTCTACGGCAGGCCAGGATGTCGTGATGCTGGATATCCTTAATCAGCGTGTTTTTACCGATGATCCGAGTGAGGACCCTCAGCATTGATTTGAGATTGAAGTAGGATGATTCTGCAATCTCAAGCCTTTTATTTTCAAGGAAAAGATTGCAGAGGTCGTCAAATGTTTCTACCGGTTGAACCTCCACGCCAAATGTCTTCGATTTCGACTCAGGGAACCGACTTGCATATTCGAAAGTCCCCATTTGTATCTCGCCAGTTATTGCAGCTCTAAGATTTCCTGCTTTTTTGATGTTGGCATTGTTAACAGTCCATCCCTTGAGTGTTTCCCTGCAGCGTTTGCCGCGAAAGAGAAACCAAATCCTGATTTTTCCATTGTGAATTTCTACACCAGTAGGTAATGCCGTCATCATGCGTCCTGTACGAGCTGATTTATCTTGGGTAAGTTGTACCAAATGACAGCGCGCTCTTTGCATGCGCCTTCTGTCTGGGGAAGCCTTTTGAAATGGACGCCTTCGATCCATGATCCAAGTCGATAACTTTTTATCTGCCTTTGCGTGAGTCCAGTTCTCTCGGTCAGGCGAGATTCAACGATCCATTCTTCATTAAAAACGACCTGTGCCATAAACACCTCACAGGCGGCAGACCGAGTTTAAGCTGGCCTGCCGCGTCGAATTGATAATTCGATATCAGGAAACCTGACCGGGTAAATGCCGGAGCCGCCGGGCGCAGTTCATGGCCGTGGCCACGTAGCTGCAATTCCTATTAACGACCTCAACAGTGATTTTTGTGCCCTGAACCACGACGGTATAGGTCCGCTTCATTTTCTGCCTGCCATAATCGCCATAGAGCTCAACATGTTTTGCCAGCGCGGCATCGCACGCCTGGCGGCCCAGCGGTGATTGTTTGCTTCGGTTAATCAGTCGCATATTCACCTCACACAAAAACATCAACCGGATCGCCAGCTGCGCGCGCGTTGTCGTTCGCTTCCCGGCGGAGGCCGAGAACATAGCCAACGGGATCCCAACTGGACAGAATTGCATTGAGCTCTTTATGGCTGTGCCAGGTTGTCAGGCGCTTTTTAAGCTCGGTGGCGCAGGCGCGCACGTTAGCCCGGGTGGGGCCGGCCATCCTCATGCACAAGCACAAAGTCATAAGCAGATCCGAATATTCGTCGGCGGCTGCGCGCAATGCTGCCGGGTCGATGCTGGCTTCCAGCTCGGGCAGGCGGTGTTTCAGGCCCATTTGGCACCTCCCTTACGACGAAGAGCCATTCTCAATCTGTTTTTCTCCAGTCTGGCTTTGCGTTGTGCGGGCGTTTCACGTTCGCGAGCGCGCGCATTTGATTCACGATTACGGCGGCGCCTGGCGTTGAGTGATTCGTCTTCGCTTCGTAAATGCATCCGAGGTTCCCCGTCCTTTGGCTCGGGCCAATGGCGCGCCTTATTTACCGCGAGCTTATCGATCATCGCCTGGGTAATCTGCTCGTCAGTGATTCCCGCTCTGCGCTGGGCATCCCACATCAGGAACTGCATATCAGCCCATTCGCTGTGGTCGTTAGGTTCCGCGGCAGCTTCAAGCGCTTCTATGCTGAGGTGTTTCAGTGGGCCAGCCGGACCAACATTGCCGAAGGTGGCATGTGACCATTCAGCGTGTTCTCGGCGAACCTGATTGCGAGCAAATGAGAACTCCCCCATCAGCGCTGCCAATGCGATTTCAGTAATACGCAAATACATGGCTGCGCGGGACGGATTGCTGAATTCACCCTCTTTTAAAAACTTCGACATTTCCGCCACGTCAGCACGGCACACGGCGATTAATTGCTCATTAGTGAAGGTGGCGATATCAGTCATTCCAGGCCTCCAGCTCGTTCTCTATTTCGTCGTCTATTTCGTCGTTGGTGGCTTCTTCATTCAGGTAGTCGCGAGCTTCTTTGAGATAATGCTCTCGACGCCAGTCGTACCATGCTGAGAACTCTGGCGACCAGCCATTCCTGTCACCCACATCAGCGAAAAAATCGTGCATTGCGTTGTTGTAGGCCAAGTTTTCAACCATGCAATACGCCGTAGTCAGTGCCGCCTCACGGATATAACCGCGGAGATCGCGCTTGTGCCAGTAGGGGCTATATTTCGAATCGCAGCGCCCTTTGAATTCAACTTTCCAGCGGCGTATGCATCGTGCGTTAAGTGATTTGCTCATATAGTTACCGGGAGGGCGAACCCTCCCGCCTCCCTTAGCCCACGTATTCCGGTTTCATGTCGTCCAGGGTGATGCGGAACTGGTCATACAGTTCATCACCGAGGTGGCGTTTCGCGCCGTTGAGAATGCCTTCAGCTTTAGCGAACAGTTCGACGGCTTCCGGTTCTCCGGGATTAGGTAGAGAGTTGATCGCGGCCTCAACTTTGTTTCGGGCGTCTACCATGAAATAACGCTGCACGGCTTTACCTTTCAGCTCGGTGAAAAGAACAGTGCCCAACACAGCTTTCTCTTTATCCAGATCCGCCCTGATGGCTTTTGCTGCATCGACCGATTCGGCGCGCTCAATGCGGTCACGGAAATCATCTGCCAGGGAATCAATATTGAGAGCTGAATCCTGCGCGCTGGTGGTGATGTCTGTTCCGCTGGTGATCTCTGCCACAGACATTCTTTGCGCCGGCGTCGGGTTTATTTCTCGCTCGGTCCTTTGTTCAACTTCATCCGGGCTGTAAACACCCAGGATAACTTCCGGGCAATACAGCCGCGCCCAGTATTTCACGCCCAGATAAGCGATTTGCTGTTTCGGGTTAGAAACCCACAAAGGAGAATTACGTGTGACGACTCCAGAGAGATAAAGTGGCTCCCCCCAGGTGATTTCTGATTCACCGCGCAGAATCGCGCCGACCTGGACGAATAACCCGATTTCGTCCTCATCTGTCCAGCCTCGTACACGCTCAGTGACATTGTATTTCCCGTTTTTGCCGTGCTTTTCCCGGGTGACCTCTTGAGTCCTGGTGCAGCGCTCCCAGTCGCCGCCGTAACGATAGTGAAAGCGGCCATGAATGGCGCTTGAGCTGGCGATTACCGCATTGACTAACTGGGCTTCATACCCAAGCACACCGTTTACCAGATGCGTTTTTTGCGCTACTGCGTAGGGATTCATGCCCCATTGCATTGCCTGCATAACGATCGCCATGCAATCGGCTGGTTTACCCGCGAGGTGTGCAGGTACCGTCACCTGAGAATCTGCCATCAGGTTTGCAAATGCCGTTAGCTGGCCGAGCGCCTGCACGTTGAAGATGGCGTTACTGGCAGAAATGGTATTTGGAGCCTGTTGCTCAGTGGTAACAATATTGGTGTTTTCCATTGTCATATCCCCTTATGCCTGTACGCGCAGCGCTTCGAGACGGCGTGCATCAAAATCGTTGAGTTCTTCGGCGTAATCCTCAGTGATTGGCGCCGGCCATTCGCCAGTGTCGAAACCGTTCGCGATGGCACGCATTGCTTTGCGGTATTCCAGCATGCCGAGTTCCAGCAGTTCTTCGGATGCTTCGATGATGGCGATCCAGTGGTAGTTCTCGTCTTTGTTAACGAATATCCAGAAGAACTGGTCAAGGGCTGCGGTTTCGCAGTACATAGCCGCGCTCAGGTGGTAATCGCGCTCGATGATTTCCCGGTGCAATTTGGCGCGCAGGCCTTCCTGCTTGATGTTCCACATGCTGATGGTTTTCAGGTCCGCTCCGATGCGCAGGCCGCCCATGTCTATCTCAAGGTCAGGACGCACGCGAACTTCCAGCCCGGTTTCCTCATCAATGCCGAAATAGCTCACCTCGACGGCACGGCTCGGGTGCGTCAACAACTTGCCAGCGGTCGGGTGATTCAACAGAGTTTTCTGAATGGCCAGTGCCGTAGCCAGTTGCTGGCGGGTAACCAGCACTTTTCCTTCCGGGTTTTCGCGCCATTCATCCAGCAACTCATCGGCAAACACGGCATCCGGTTTAACCGATTTCACGGCCTGAATCAGATCCGCCTTAGTACCTGATACTTTCAGCGGCTGCGCCTTCTGCGCTTCCTGAGCAACCATGTCAGGATTGATAATCGCCAGTTGCTCCAGCATGGCGTCACGACTTCCGCTGGTTTTCACCTGGGCGGGCAGGGTGGCGTTATATTCTTTGATGCAGGCCTTCATTGCGGTGGCGGTTTGCTTCTGACCGTCTTCAATGCGCTGGAACTCAGCAGGTAAAGACATATAACCCTGGCCGGTTTCTTCAACTGATATACCCAAGGGAACCTGGGCGGGCAGGTTCGCGTTGTATTCCTCCAGGAATCTTTTGATGTCATCTGCGCTGAGTAAAACCGGAAGCCCGTTGTTGTATTCGTCGATAAACGCGCGGATCGTCGCAGTCGTGGTGAAGGCGCCTTCCGGGATTTCCGGCTCGATGCTGAATTCTTTTTCCAGCTGCTCAGGCTGCAGCGCCAGTGCATGCACCAGGTTGCCCATATCCAGAACAGGGGAGCGTACCTTCTGGATGGTTTTGGATACGTGGCGCGCCTCGAAATACATCAGCGATACCCGGGCATCTTTAACCATCGTGGAGCTGATGCCGTTAGCGGCGTGGTAGACCTCATTTGGCACGCCTTCATATCGACCAGGCTCGAAATACTCCGGCCATGCTGGCGCTGCTTGTTCAGCCTCTTCCTCTTCATCGCTATGAGCACTCTCGGAAACCTGGCTTTTCAGCACTTCGGCGGTAAGATCCGGGCAGCGTTCAGCCAGTATTTTGCTCATGTTCACGGCAGTTGTTTGCGCAGGAGGCTCATCAGCGCCTTCGCCTGCTGATACCGCATTATCATTTTCGTCTTCGACCGGCTGAGCCGTTTCCATCTGCACATTGCTGGTGGTTTCCCCGGAATTAGCTGGATGTAATTTTTCTTCTGCAGCGCGCTGGCGCGCCTGGTCCACGATAGAAAGTGCTGGTGCTGGTGCTGGTGCTGGTGATGTCTGGCTATCCATCAGACCATCAATCGAAAAAACACCATTGCCCATGTTTGAAACTTCAGGCTGTTTGGGCTTGGTCAGGTCTTCGGTTATCCACTTCGGATCCGTGGGGTCACTGATACCTTCGACATATTCGCCACGTTCGGCGGCCAGAACCTGATTAGCGTCAGGTCGTTTCTTTTGAGCTTCTTTCACCAGTTCGGTGCCAATTACCTGAAAGTCAGTTGGGAGAGTTTCCAGGTCAGGCACACCTTCATCTCCATCGATAGCCTTTTTCACAGCGTCCAGAGTGACGGCGGCAGATGAAACATGACCGGCTTTTTCAAGCGTCTCAGCAGAAGGGACGTCATGCTTATGCTCGGTCAGGTTCGCATTGATATAGGTCTGCAGGCTTACCGGGAAATGGTGAATATCGCTGGTGGCGCCACGAATAAGGGCAAAAATCGCGGCGCGGGAATAATCCAGGATGCCTGCAACCTTGCGCAGCGCTGCCGACCATTCCTTGAACGGACTTTCTTTCTTCTGAACGATCTCTTTGGCCCGGCGGTGAATTGATGCCGGGAAATTGTAGATATCGAAATCCATTGGCATTGTGGCCAGGGCTATTTCTACATCGAGCGTGTCAAGGGTATGGGTGTAGTCAGGGTTGCGATCGGTTTTATTACTGCCGCCAGCATTCGTACCTGCATCGGTTTTCAAAACCGAAGAAATGCAGTTACCGGCAGCCCATTCCCTGGTGAGAATGCCGCGGTCGATCGCGTTCGTGGCGAACCACAGCTTTGCAAACTGGATACGTTTGCCGAGCTCATGCCGTTTCCCTTCCGGGAAGACTTTTTTATTGGCGCTGGTGAATTTCCAGAGCGCCGGCATATCGTATTTTTTGATTTCAGGGACATTCTCGGCGGCCAGAATCAGATCCTGGACGGCTGCGTTATCAGTGTCCATTTCAAGAACTGACAGCTCCTGCCGGTGAGGCATGCTGATATGATAAACGTGGCGTTCTTTGGCCATATACTGCGCCAGCAGCTGAGTGCGAAAGGGGAGTTCTGCCACGTTAAAAAGCGCGCTTGAATCGTTCAGGTATTCATCGCTACCGAAAGTTTCCACGGTCTCACCCTGTGCCGCGTCACCTGCAGTATTGGCATCAACCAGCTCGCCACTAACGGGCTCAGCGGATACTCCGGAATCATCGCCGTGATGAACATCAGCAGGCGCCTGCCCTGGCTTCAAAGTCCAGGTTCGGCCATCGTCGCCGAGCTGGTAGCGTTCGCACCATGAGTAATCGAGAACACCCTCCGCCGGCAGGTCGTTGAATATCGCGAAATCGGTGCGAATTGGTTTTTGATAGTCCTTACCGCGGCCCGTTTCGATCCCAGCGTCTTCCAGATCGACGTCCAGCTGCAGAAGGGCGCGAGCTTCTGATTTATTAGTGCGCCAGATTACGGCATCTGCTTTACCCGATTTTTGAGTCGCTTTTATCAGATAAAAATATTCCATGTGATAGCCTCTATTTTGGATGTAAAATCCCCCGGGCCATTGGTAGCGCCCATTCAGGGTGGTCATTGGTTTTGGTAATTTCCGGTGTAACTTTGGTCGGTGGCACCGGACGTACAGCCCGCTTCGGCGGGTTTACGTTAGCCCTCGTGAGCCATCTGGTCGTGAGAGGCGCAACGTTCAGAGCAATACTCTTTTTCTTTCCGTGCGAGCTGGTTCCCCTGGAGGTACAACAGGGTGCTTACCACTGGTTTTCCCTCGATTGCTTTGCGGCAGTAACCGCATTTCTTCTGCATTCTTCCCCCTACATTTGTACCGAGAACCCGGCCGGATGCTCGTCCAGTACACCTTTCAGCGGATAACATTCAGCTTTCACGTGTTGCTCTTCTGCAGCTGCCTTGCAGTCATTCTCAGTGTCGTAAACGCCGAGCAGGACATCCTGATTACCGCCCGTCAGCATGCTGACGGTGAGAACCAGCGCAAACATCGTGCTCATGAAGGATCTCCTTTTTGCGCGAGCATGTAGCCCACCCGGCGGATGAAAGCTGACAGTGGACTTAAGCGAACAGCCTGCTGACGAGCGGGTTTGCGTGCGAAATCAATCATAGAAATAACTCCCTCAGTGCGTTGATAAGCGCGATCCAGATGAAGAGCCCAATTACTGCCGAAATGACCATGGCTCTGATGCCTTGTTTGCTCATTCCAACTCCTCATGTATGCCTGTCTTTTAACCACTTCAGGCTCGGTGGTATGCTGGTAGTTCTCACACAGCCAGCAAGGAATAACCATGAAATCAGTAACTAAACCGTGCCCTATTTGTGGCGTAGACTCATTGTCTTTTAACCATGTCAATCAGGTTGTTAACATCAACTCAAAGCCACCTACTATTCGTGAAGTACCATCGGTTGTTTATGTATGTGATGAACACGGATGGTTTTCACTTTCGGAACAGGTTAATGGCCTCGTTACGTCAAATAACGACCCTGCAGTTAAACAAAAACTGGCATCCATCGTTAAAGAGCGATATGTGCCGGAGCAGGATCAGCCATTAGCCCTGAAACCTATCGAGTCCCTCGCATAAAGTCTTTTCGGCTATCACTGCGATATCCCAGGCGGTACATTTTCGCGTAAGTTTTTCCGCGTGGAATTCCGCCTGTTTTATTAAATTTCTGCTGGGCACGGCGATTGTGTTTTGCTTCAGGGCTTTTGGCTCCCTTTCCTCCATCCGCACGTGAGCTAGGAAGTTGTATTGGCTTCTGGCGTGATCCCCATTTACGTGCAAGGCACGCCCCAAATCCGCACATATCAGTTTTCTTCGTATTGCCTTTCATCTCACCCTCATTGCCTTGTCGCCGGCCAGCGGAACGTTGTTGAACCTTATGCGCGTTGTGTTTCGCGATGAAGTGATGATGTACTATAAGTTCATTATTGTAAAGTACCAAAAGTACATTATGTCGATATGGCAAGTTCATAAACACATAACAACATGAACTTTAAAGGGATTTATTTTTCCCGTTGAGCCCGATGTGCTCAAAAAAACGCCAAAAAGCTATTGCCATGGGTTTAGGAATGGATATGGAACGAGATGAGCTATCTGGAAGATTGCGCAGCGTTAATCGTTAGCGAGATTGAAAGGGCAATACTATGTAATAGATAATGTGATGAAAAACGGAAACAAGACTAGATATTTGTAATAAATATCCCGGCTACATAGCCGGGATATGGTCTAAAGTTCATGATACATCGCTATTGGCTCAATAAAATACTCATGCGAGTCTGGTGCGCAAAAAGTCGATTCGAGATCGAATAAGGCATCATTCATATTCCATGCAGCACTTCTGATGCCATCTATGATACGTTCTTCTCTATCATCCATTTCTGGTGATTTTGGGGGTCTGGTGATAATTCCTACAACACTGAATTCAGATACGGAGCGTCGAGAATGCAGTTTAACAAACATTTCAGGGGATATCTTTAAAAATTCTCTAATCAGAAATGATGTGAACTTTACATTGTGTAACTTTTGAGAGATCTCAATCTCAGTACCATATGCATAGTCTAAAACTAAAGATAATTTTTCAAAAAATTTTTTCTTTGTATCTGAAACCAAGTCATCAAGCTCTTTCATTAACTCAGATTGTTTTTGTTTAATAAGAGTGTATTCAGATGATTTTGGTTTCAACTCCTTAAGTAATTGTGCTAATGTGTCTATATCGTCTGTTTTGTGTACATAGTTGATTGCGTAACTTATTTCTGCAAAACGCTTTGATGTGTCTTTAAGTTTTTCATAATCATTAAACTGAACTTGACATTTAACTTTCACGAAAGAACTAGGGTTTATATTTTCGAATGGAATTGAGGTGTTTATATCTGTAATTATTCCTCTGCTATAAAGCTCTTTCTCGAACTTTAAGTAATGATAATCGTGTGGGTTGATTATGGTAGATAGTTTTTGAGTATCACTGCTTTCGCTTGATTTATGCTGTGCTTTAACTTCAATAGCATCGGAGTTGGATAAAGTTGACTCTTTATGTTGCAATGCCGATTGAGTTATACCCTCAAATAATTGAGAACTAAGAGAGTAAACCTTTTCATAATCAATGTAAATTATATTTTTTAGAGACATTTTTATTTCCATTTAATGAAACTTGAAATCTTCTTTTTTGTCGTTGAAGCTCTTTTTATTTTCTTCTCTTAATTTTTCGAATCGATTGATGGTTTTATTAAGATTCCTCTTTGAAATAATGGCGATAATAATCGGTATTATAATTGTTAATAAAAACATAATAATTGTAGATGATTGCATTGCTCACCCCTCCACACAGTTTTTATTCATTATAGCGCATTTGACAGAATTCTGCCCAACATACAAAGATATTAGGCAGGCTATTATAACGAATGTCTTTGTTGTGGCTGGGTTTAATGTGTTTGCTGAAATTAAACTTATTATATAGATGATAGAAAAGATCACTACAAAAACTAATGAGAATGTTGTGTTTATAATTAAGATGTTTTCAGTTTTTATATTTTGTTGCCCGATACCAAAATAAATACTTGATATTTGTATAGCAAATCCAAAGCCAACGAGTTCAGTTATATTAAATAACTCAAGGTTGTTATCTGTTAAAAAATAAGCGATTAGCCTTATGAAAATAGGAATGGCACCCACTACAACTGTGCCACACCACCACTTAAAATAATCGCTATGAATACTTTCAGTCATGACATATTGACTCCGTAAGCTATTTAAACATTCGTGAATATATATTAGCCATGCTTCCTGTATGTCTGCGGCATACTGCCGATTACTTTGCCGAAGACAAAAATTTTGTTCATCTCTTCCTTCTCAATCGGCTCCCACGGTCGATAAGTAGGGTTATCGGAGATAACCAGAAGTTTGTCTTTCATCTTCTGCAGGCGCTTTACATGCGATGTATCGTCGTAGATGAAGGCGTAAATGCCGTCACCATCAAACTGCTGAATGCTGATATCGACGAAAAGCAGATCACCAGGCTCTATCGTGCCAGACATACTGTCGCCGCGAACGTTGATGATTCGGACTTGTTCTTGCTTACGACCGTTAAACATCTGGCGAGCATCTTCAACGGAGTATTCCACGGAGCGCAGTACCTCCACGAACTCACTGTTAATGACTCCGGGCCCCGCACTAACAGAGAAATCGAGAACATTTATACGAAATGTTTCTTTCGATTTCTGCAAGCGCCCCTCCGAGATCCCATCAGCCTCGCTGTCACCTAATAGGTAAGTTGAAGTTGTGCCAATACTCGCAGCAAGCTCTTGCAGCTTCCCGCGCCTTGGAATTGATTCCCCGTTAAACCATTTGCTTACGGCCTTTGGTGTCAACTTCATCTTTTTGGCTATCTCAGCCTGACGACCATGAACCGGTAAACCAGCTTTATCGCAGGCCAGCGCTAGCCTATGGGAAAAGTCTTTTCGCGCTTTTTCTTCCTGAACCATAGGTTCAATCATAATATCTCTTGCGTGAACTATCAGTTCCGACATAATATGTACTTACAGTTCAAATTGAGGGTTAAAAAATGCAACCAACAAGCCTTGGCGAAATCATCAAGCTGATTCGCGTACCAGTTGTGGCCAAAGCATGCGAGCGAACTCCGCGAGCAATTTACAAATGGATTAATAGCGGATGTTTGCCTCGTACTGATTACACCGGCGAGACGGCTTATGCATCGAAAATTGCTGAAGTCTCTGGAGGTCGCTTTACCACCACCCAGATTCTTGAAATCAGTAAGCCAAAAGTGGCCTAAAGGGCCGTTCTAATTACGAAAGGGAAAGCAACATGCAATCACTTACGTTTAACCAGGATACAGCGTTTCCCGCTAACCCATTGATAAATCGTTATCAGCCAGCGCAAAGCGTATTACCTGGGAAGGTTCGAGAAGCCGTTCGCGCCTGGGCTGCAGCTGAAGGTCAGGATGCTGTTTCGACATACATCATCAATGAGTGGCGCCAGCAGGGCGGGGATGAAATTGAATTTCCCGCTGACATCAGCCGCGCCCGCCAGAAGCTTTTCCGTTACTTGGATAACGAGGTCGATTCGGAAAAGTATCGCGCGAATGTGCGTCTTCTGACGCCAGCCATCATGGCCGTTCTTCCGCTGGAATACCGCCACCGTCTATTGCCTGAAGACAGTTTTATGTCCCGTCTGGCTCGTCTGGAAAAAGAAACCAGCGAAGCAAAGGTTGCCGTTGCTATGGGGGCTCCACGCCATCAGAAGCTGAAAGAACTGAGCGAGGGGATTGTCGAGATGTTCCGGATAGACCCTGAGTTAACGGCGCCGCTGATGGCCATTGTCACTTCAATGCTGGGAGTGACGTGATGCTGGAATTCAGAAAGGTGAAAGCCGCGGTGCTGCAACACCTACGGCTTTCGTTGCGAATTAACTGGATCAATTCACAGGGAAAATTATGAACATGAACCAACTGAATATCAATAACGAGGGCGCCCATGGCTAAAAATTCTATCGACGCTTATGGCGCCAGCGGCAAAAGCAATGTTCTTTTTTTCGAACCTGAAAGTTTGCATCTGGTTACCGATACAACACACCCGCTTTACGACGAACGAGTACACCTACCGCTTAATGAAGCGGTGATCCTCAACATCATGGAACTTGGGGTACTCGAACCGATTATCGTGTGGAAGGACCCGGAGACAGGGAAAACCTGCGTGGTGGCAGGTCGGCAGCGCGTAAAGAACGCTAAGGAAGCAAACGCCAGGAGAAAGCGGGTAGGGCTGGAACCCTGGCCTGTACCCGGTATAGCTAAGCGCGGCTCAGCAATTCAAATGGCCAAATACATGGTCAGCGAAAACGAGATAACCCAACCAGACACCCCACTGGGCCGGGCCAAAAAAATGGTTCAGCAGATGGAATACGGTCATGACGAAAATGACATTGCCCTGCTTTTTGGCTGCAGCGTAAAAACGGTCCAGGCAACCGTGGCTCTACTGGATGCTACGCAGGCCGTCCAGGCGGCGGTTGAGGCTGGAAAAGTCACTGTCACTCAAGCGCGTCAGCTGGTCGATATGCCACCGGAAAAGCAACGGGAAACGGTCAAACAGTTAGAGGCAGCGGCAGAGGGTGTAACTGGCCACGAGAAAGCTCGCCGCCAGCGCGCTGTCCTCGGCAACACAAAGCCTCGTCTCAAATCCCGTAAGGAAATCACCCAGCAACTTCAAACCGCCAGCGGTGAATACGCAGCGGCTTTGCGGTGGGTGCTTGGTGATGAAAACACACCAGTTTAAGCAACAACGGGGTCTCTATGCGTGATTACGGCAAGGTGCATACATCATTTTGGATAAGCGATGGAATGCGCCGGGTATCGGATGATGCCAGGTTGCTGGCGCTGTACCTGCTCACCGGGCAACACACGAACATGATTGGGTGTTTCCGGCTGCCTGATGGATACGTTTCGGAAGACTTAGCCTGGACTCCTGAAAGGGTTTCGAAAGGGTTTGATGAGCTATCGGCTAACGGTTTTGCAACGCGTGATTCGTCATCAAAATGGGTGCTAATTCGTAACTTTCTGGTCTGGAATTCAGTTGAAAACCCAAACCAGGGAATTGCAGCACTGCGTTTGTTTGATCAGGTCCCGGACAAATCTACGGTGAAGCCAGAGCTGGCACGGGTTTTAGCCTCGGCAATATCCCACATCGGTATCGCAAAACTAAAGGGTTCCGAAAGGGTTCTCGAACCGTTCCTTAACCAGGAACAGGATCAGGAGCAGGAACAGGATCAGGAAGAAGATAGTTCGGGGCATGGCTCCGCCACACCCCCAGCCGATCAGAACCAGGACGAAGGCGATAAACCTGAACCTCAAAAAATATACCCGAATGATTTCGAGCAGGTCTGGTCGGTTTATCCCAGGCGGGCAGGGGGTAACAGCAAATCCGATGCCTTCAAAGCCTGGAATGCCCGAATCAGGGATGGAACCACTACGGCGGAAATCCTCGCAGGTGTGGAGCGTTACGCGGCTTTCGTTGAAGCCGAGGGAATCCTCAACACGCAGTACGTGAAACAGGCGAAAACGTTTTTTGGCCCTGGTATGCATTTCAGCGAACCTTGGGCGATTCAGCAGGCGCCAGGCGCACGAGATCCCAATCAGATTTCGGAACCTGACAAAACCATCCCATCGGGATTCAGGGGGTAGCGATGAAAAACATGATTGGTACCGGGAATGCACTGGAGCGACTGAAAAAACTCATTCCCCCTGGCGTTCAGCCAAAATTCGGCAGCGTTGATGAATGGCGTGCCTGGCAAGCCGAAGAAGGCCGTAAGCGCTGTGAGGAACTGGAAAAATAAAACCAGCGAGCACGTGCAGAGAAAATCTTTGGACGTGCAGGAATTCAGGATCTGCACCGCGGCTGCACATTCGCTAACTATCAGGTTGAGTCGGATGGCCAGCGTCGGGCGCTCTCGATGGCGAAAAGTTACGCGCAGCATTTCGGTTCTGGGTTTGCGAGTTTCGTATTCAGCGGAGCGCCGGGCACCGGGAAAAACCATCTGGCGGCGGCAATCGGAAATCACCTGCTGGCGGGTGGCCGCTCTGTGCTGGTGGTAACCATTCCGGATCTCATGTTGCGTGTTCGGGAATGTTATGACGGCGGGCAGTCAGAGGCGTCATTGCTGGACGATTTGTGCCATGTGGACCTGCTGATTTTGGATGAGGTGGGTATTCAGCGCGGCAGCAGCGGTGAAAAAGTCATCCTGAATCAGGTTATCGATCGCCGGCTGTCCTCCATGCGGCCTGTCGGCATCCTAACCAACCTGAACTATGAATCGCTGAAGGAAACTCTGGGCATGCGGGTCCTCGACCGTCTCCAGATGGACGGCGGTATGTGGGTGAATTTTGACTGGGAAAGCTATCGCAAAAACGTGCGCCATTTGCGTGTCGTTAAGTGAGGTATGTATGGCTAGAGCATTATCAGCAATTGAGCGCAGAGAGTACGTCCGCGCAGTGATTCGGATCACCAGACATCAGGGGCGCCTCACGACCGCCGAGGCAATGAAGAAACTGGGCCTGAGCCGCGCTACTGCCCAACGGTATTTTTCCGATGCAGAAGCGACTGGCGAGGTTGTCCGGCATGGTCGTTTGGGGCTTTTCCGCGATCAGCGGGCCGTCATCGATTTTGACATGAGGCGTTTTGGCCTGGTGCCGAAAGTTGCTATTGGGATGAATTATAGCCTGCTTGGCAGCTCTGTTTTTCAGCGAGTGTTAGATGTTCAGGAGGCTATTCATGGCAACTCAATTTGAAAACGGATTAACACTGAGTCAGCTTGCAGAACGTAACGCTGAGTTGGTTACGGAAGTCGAAAAATTACGTGCCGAACGCGACGCGTCATTGAATGAAGAGCGCGTATGGGAAAAAACCATGATGGAAGTCTGCGGCGAGAATGACCCGGCGGCGTTCGCGGCGGTGATAAAGGCGCTGGCTGCGGTAATGCCGTCCCGCCGCCGTTCGCTGAAGCGCTGGTGCGGGCGAACCTGCCGGAAATGTGTGCCGGGCAGGCGAGGGCGGCTTAGCCTATAGTGACATATATCATTATGTTGAATATGTTCGTTTGAATTTTGGGATTTATTCTGTTAGAACAAAGGTATGGTTTATCCATAAGAGTTTGAAACTTGCGGATTCACTGTTAACGGTACTTGGGCACTCGTTTTAGGTGTGTTCTCATCCTTGGTAACGATTGGTGACTGGCTTAACCGACTGATCATTAATAATTTCAACATTGAGGATGTGAATATGAAAAAAATCTGTGGAACAGTTATGTTCATCATTGCTGTGTGCGGTGCGGCGCTGTGGGAACATCATCAGTTAATCGATAAACCTAAAGTACCTATTAAACACCCGTAAGGAGCTAACAGTCGCCGGGGGTAGCCCCCTAACCCACACCAAATTTTGAGCCTCGTTCGCGAGGCTTCTCCTTTTTTAGCAAATGAAGAAATAGGGGCTGGCATGGTAAAAAATCCGCAAAACAATGAGGACAAGGGTAAGGATGATGCTAGGGATGACAGTATTCCTGTTTGTGGTATCATTATGCCAATTGCAAAAACCGAAGGGTATCCTGAAAAACATTGGGCAGATGTATATAGTATTCTTTGTGAGGTAGCAACTCAGGCTGAATTTAATCCAAATTTAGTTAGCTTCGATGACGATGTTGGTATTATTCATAAACGAATAGTGCAAAATATTTACTCTAACCCAATAGTGATCTGCGATATTAGCAGCAGAAATGCCAATGTCATGCTTGAATTGGGTATGCGACTAGCTTTTGATAAGCCAACTATTATCATCAAAGACGATAAGACTCCTTATAGTTTTGATATTGCCGCAATTGAGCACCTTGAGTATCCATCTGACTTACGCTATCAGTTGATTAATGACTTCAAGCAGAGACTACACTCAAAAATTGTTGAAACCTACAAGCGCTCCAAGATTGACGGGGATTATACAACTTTTCTCAAGCACTTCGGCACATTTAAAGTGGCCAAAATTGATGAGAAAGAAGTTTCAGGTGTTGAATATCTTGCGGCTGAAGTCAAAGAACTAAAGTCCCTTTTAGTAGGAACCTTAAGTTCGATAGGAAATAAATCATCAAACTATATCAATGGCAAGTTTATTCCATCAGTCGGTACAACTGCCAGGTTGGATGTTAGAGTGCCGGAGACTCTTGTCGGAAAAGTAACAAGAAGAAGTATATTTCATTTATTATTAGATTATGGTCTTGAAGGATTGAGTATTTCAAGTGATCAAGAAGAGGCTGAGATGATTGTTTCGTATGAAAGAACGCCTAATGCTCCCACGCCTAAGATGGTGTACGCTATTATCGAAAAATATTTCTTGGATTTATTAGATGGGAATTAAATTTCCTAGATTATGTATCATAATAATACATATTGATTTTCCATTATCACCAGTACATAATGTCAGTGTCAGCCTGAACAACTGACAGCCTTATGCGCCACGGAGAATACGATGGCGCAGTTACAACTAATCAAGCAGTCCTCAGGAATTCTGATCCCGGCAACGCCCGAGACCAGCTATATTCTGCAATCAAAAATCAAGCTCGGCTCCGTTCTGGAGGCCGACTTTAAGCTTGTCCGCAATCCGGCGTTTCACCGTCGTTACTTTGCTTTACTCAATCTCGGTTTTGAATATTGGGAACCTACCGGCGGGGCGATTTCGTCTAACGAGCGCAGGCTTATCACAGGTTACGCCAAATACCTTGCTGCATATGGCGGGAGTGAATCGGCGTTGCTTGATGCCGCCGGGCAATATCTCGACCGGATAGCTGAGAAGCGATCCGGCTTTATCAGTATTTGCAAATCCTTCGATGCTTACCGGGCGTGGGTCATCGTTGAAGCCGGCCACTATGACGCCATACAGCTGCCGGACGGCACGCTGAAAAAACACCCTCGCAGTATTTCTTTCGCCAGCATGGACGAATGCGAGTTCCAGGAACTGTACAAAGCTTCCCTCGATGTTCTCTGGCGGTGGATCCTCTCTCGTTCGTTCAACAGCCTGCAGGAAGCCGAGAACGCCGCAAACCAGCTTTTAAGCTTCGCGGGGTGATGCCGATGAAACGCTCATGGTTTCACCATCTCGAATGCACAACGCAGCAGGCCGACGAACTGATGGCGAGATATCGCCAGCGGGGCGTAAAGGTCGAACGAAGCTTAAACCCTGACTTTATGACATGGACCGTCAGCGCGCAGCTGGTGGAGGTCAAAAATCCGCCGCGGTCAGACTCTCGCTGGCGCAACAGGATGTGGGGGTGAGTATGGCGAACCTACGTAAAGCGGCCCGAGGCCGCGAATGCACAGTACGGATCCCCGGGTATTGCAATGGCAATCCTGAAACCAGCGTACTGGCGCATTACCGCCTGGCGGGTACCTGCGGAACTGGATGTAAGCCGGACGATACACAGGGCGCTATAGCCTGCAGTGCTTGCCACGATCTCATTGATGGCAGAAAGAGAACCACCGATTACACCCGCGACGAACTGCGCCTGATGCATGCAGAAGGCGTGCTCAGAACTTTGGCTATATGGAAAAAAGAGGGGTTACTGAAAGCATGAAACTCGAAGCGTCCTTAAAACATTTCAGCCCTCAGGGTATGCATATCAGCGACGACGTGAAAAGCACATCACCTGATCGTCTCAACGGTACGGATGTTATGGCTGGTATTGGGGTGACAAGCAGCAGGGCACGGTTCGGGCTGGCAGCGTTCTTTGGAAAGACTGGCATCAGCAAGACAGATGAGCAGTTGGCCGTCCAGGCGCTAGCACGGTATGCCATTGAAACCGCACCGAAGAACGTACGCAAAACAGCGGGTAAAGAGCTGGGGCGCTGTTGCCTGATTTTGGCGCAGTTTGCTTTTGCGGAGTATTCCCGGTCCGCGGAAACAACGGGAGCCTGCAGGGTATGCAATGGCACAGGACAGATTGAAACCACTACCACGGAACGCAAAGTTTCTAATCCGTGGGGCAAAGCGCCATATTGGGCTAAAAAATCCCGTGCTGTCCGTCCTTCCGACTGGGATAAGTGGACTGAAGTAACAGCCAGCATAAGCGCTAAATGTGAAGCCTGTGACGGTAAGGGGAAAGTAAACGCTCGCTGCCGCTGTGGTGGTTCTGGCCGGGTTCTGGACCGCAAAGCGACAAAAGAGCAGGGAGCACCGGTATATAAAATTTGTGAGCGCTGTTCGGGGAATGGCTTTTCAACGATGCCGTCTACGGCTGCTTACAAAACGATTCTGACGCTTATCCCAGACCTGCACATCAGAACATGGACACGCAACTGGAAACCTTTCTGCGATGCGCTGGTGGACCTATGCTGGAGGGAAGAGAAGAGGGCAGATAAAGAGTTTCAACGAGCAACAGCTGATTGAGTAAATGGCAACATTATTTTGCATTTTAAGCGCACGATGCTTGATTTTGTCCGAAGTTGTCGTGTATATTTTGAATCGTGGAATATAACGCCTGAACGAAAACATTCATATAAACCCTGCTACTGCAGGGTTTTGTGTTTTTGAAAACAAATGCCTGAAATCGGCTATAAAGTGTGATCTGAATCAAAATGCCATGCGCCAAACTTAAGGAATATTAAGGAACTGTAAATTTTCTTTATAAGTGATGGTCTTATGGCGTTAAAAGATATTTTTGTGCGTACCGAACCTCGCAGACGGCATCATGGCGTTGCATTGTTTGTCGGGCTTATTTCTGGGGTTGTTTCAGCATTTGTTAAATGGGGTGCTGAAGTACCATTACCACCGCGTAGTCCTGTCGATATGTTTACCAGTGCCTGTGGACCAGAGTCATTAATTCGAGCTGCCGGGCAAATTGATTGCTCCAGAAACTTCCTTAACCCTCCTTATATTTTCCTGCGCGATTGGTTAGGGTTAGCCGATCCAAATGCGGCTGTCTATACCTTCGCCGGACATGTGTTTAACTGGGTAGGCGTAACACATATCATATTCTCGATCGTGTTCGCGGTTGGGTATTGTGTAGTTGCTGAGGTGTTTCCAAAAATTAAGCTGTGGCAGGGTTTGCTTGCAGGTGCACTCGCACAACTGTTTGTCCATATGATTTCGTTCCCGCTTATGGGCCTAACCCCACCGTTGTTCGAACTTCCATGGTATGAAAACGTTTCTGAAATATTTGGTCACCTGGTGTGGTTCTGGTCCATTGAGATAATTCGCCGGGATCTCAGAAACAGAATTACGCATGAACCTGATGCTGAGGTTTCTCTGAATTCAGTATTCAGATAATCCAAGCTGCAAAGCCAGGAACCCACATAAAATGCGGGTTTTTTATGCCTGCGATTAGTAGCTGTTCGACAGCGCTGTTCGCTGCGATGGCAGCCGTAAGATAGGCGTCTTTCACAGGCATTGTATTGACGCCAGCTATGTTTGCAGCATAACGTATTGATGTGGTGAATCCCCCTGTGCGGAGGGGCGACCAGTCAGTTACAGAAACCTGTAAATGCAGCGCGGGCCATGCCGACTGGGGCATGCTCACCGGGAGGCACCCGGCACCACACTGTCACTAAGCATATTGAATATTTCATAGTGGGTTTACTTTTGCGGTAGCCCTTCTATGTTTATAGAACGTAACGGCAAAAGTGAATGCTTCCTGGTAAATCGGTAGCTCGGACTATTAGGAGTGCTTTCGTTTCGTTACTACCTAGAATGCCTACTTTCTGCCCGCTTCTCTGAGCGGGCTTTTTTTCGCCATGAATAAGTCTCCTCGGAAAGCTGAGGTACAAATCATTTGAGGCTGCGCTTATGCGTGGCCTTTTCTTTTTCCCCTCAATTCTGAGAGGACTCACAGCAATAAGAGGGGGCTTAATGTCCGATCCTTTAACTGGTACCGGCCTGATTTTTGGCGGCGGTTTAATTGGTTCCGTCGTATATGGCGTTATCACCCACACCGATTTTGGTGTGGTATTTGGGGCTTTTGGCGGCGCGGTGTTTTATGTGGCAACGACCGCAAACCTGACACGTGGAAGGCAAATAGCTTACTTCATGACGTCGTTTATTGTCGGTGTTCTGGCTGCCGGATTATTAGGCTCAAAATTTACTACCTGGACAGGCTATACAGATCGTCCGCTTGATGCGCTCGGTGCGGTGGTGGCATCTGCTGTCACCATCAAGGTCCTGACTTTCATTAACAGCCAGGACTTGAGCAGCCTGTTCGGATTACTTTCCCGATTAAGGGGAGGAGGTTCGAATGGTAATAAATGACCCGGCAGCGCTGGCCAATGCGGTGATATGTGCCGTTATTGTCTGCGCTTTGATGTTTTATCAACGTCGCGGTGCCAGGCATCGCCCTGGTATCTCCATCATTGCTTACTTGCTTGTACTGATTTACGCGAGCATACCTTTCCAATTTATCTTCGGTCTTTACGTACAGTCCCACTGGCTGGTGGTAATGGCAAACGTGATGATATGCGCCGCCGTGCTATGGGCTCGGGGTAACGTGGCGCGTCTGGTCGATACACTGAGGCACTAATGAATCAAACACAATTCCAGAAGGCGGCTGGCATCAGCGCCGGGTTAGCTGCGCGCTGGTTTCCGCATATTACAGCCGCGATGAAAGAGTTTGGCATCACTTCCGCTATCGACCAGGCAATGTTCATTGCCCAGGTAGGGCATGAAAGCACGGGATTTACCCAGCTTGTTGAGAGCTTCAATTATAGCGTGGCTGGCTTGAATAGTTTTGTCCGCGCCGGGCGGCTGACGCAGGGTCAGGCTAATTCGCTCGGCCGCCGGCAGGGTGAACCATCGTTGCCACTGGAGAGGCAACGAGCGATCGCCAATCTGGTGTACAGCAAACGCATGGGGAATAACGGGGCAACAGACGGCTGGTTTTACCGCGGGCGCGGGCTTATCCAGACCACCGGCCTGAACAATTACCGCGAATGCGGGAATGCTTTGAAGATTGATCTGGTTAAACAGCCTGAATTGCTGGCACAGGATGAGTATGCGGCGCGCAGTGCTGCCTGGTTCTATACCTCACGCGGCTGTTTGCGTTATCCCGGTGACCTTACGCGCGTCACTCAGATTATCAACGGCGGACAGAACGGCATTGATGACCGTAAAGCCCGCTATCTCCTGGCAAAAAGTATTCTTGTTTGAGGGAAATATGAACTATCTCATTAATCGACTGAAAGAGCCGTCAACCTGGCGCGGCATCATCCTGGTCATTGCCGGTGTCTTCGGCTATCAGATGCCTCCGGGCATTCAGGAAACCGTCATCGCTGGCGGCGTAGCGCTGGCTGGCGTTGTTGGTGCGGTGATGCCGGACAGCGTTAAGAAGTAACCTGGCCAGAAACCAGCAGGCCTACAGAAAGCCGCTTTCCTTCAGTTTTTTAGCCAATAAGTAATTGGTGATTACTCCAAGAGAAACCCCAACAATCCACGGCACAGCTGAATTAAGCATTAGCGAGTTGTTCACATTAATGCTGGCGGTGATGCAGGCATAGGTATTTGTAAAAGCAAACCATGTAAATAGTATCTGTTTCATTTGGTTATCTCCATGCTTTCCTTCCCAACAATATCCACCTACGAGCTAGTAAAAGCAAACCAGGTACAACCGAAAGGGCTACGAAATGAGTGAAGCAAAACCGCAGGACGGCAGCATTGTAAAAGGCTACCGCACATTAACCGCTGGCGACATTGAGCGGATGAACCGCCTCAAAGGTGTCAGCCGGCATTTTTGCAGTCTGCTCGATACTGAGCGAGAGGTTACAACGGCTGAAGTTGTCGAGCGTGGTAGTCAGGCCGAAACCGAGAGAGCAGAGGCTTTGCGCTGCATGGCTATCGCGCGCACCAAAATGCAGGAAGCCTGTATGTGGGCATGTCGTGCAATAGCAAGGCCTGATAGCGATTGTTGATGCCGTGACATGTCACAACAAGCCCACCGATACGTTGGCTTTTTTTGTCATCCTGTTTGATATCATCATCAATAATAACAATCAGGGTGAGACGACAATGAAAAAGAAAATTGCAGATGCATTTGTTAATTTTACGCATGAGTGGAACTCAGCACTTCATGAATCCATTGAAAGGAAAATAAGGGAGGGCTACGACGAATCATTCCCCCATGCTGATGACATTGAGCATCGAATATCGACAGAAAAAAACATTCGAGAGTTTTACTATCAGCGGATGATGAATACGGCCTCGTTGCTGCTCACCGGCGTGTCACTACTGGTGGCATTGGTTGCACTGATCGTAGCGATGGTGGCAATAAAGTACTCTTAGGCCCACGGGTCATACTTGCTGATCACGTTGGGCTGCTTACCGCGGGCAATAGGGAAATCTGAGCGTTTCGTCACCCGATATGCGAACGCCAAACGCGTACTGGTTATTAGCGGCGATGATGTGACAGGAACTCAAGGGCACGGGCGCAGAGCACTGCGAGAGTGTGGTTGTGTAATCAGGTCATGGATCTTGCGTATAGACGTTCTCTGCGACACCAGGGTGACTTAGGCCTTCTTACTGGAAGGCGGTAGTTAGAAAGCAGGGATAGTGCCGGTTGACTACCCCTTTTGTGCAGAATTGGGTAAAAGTTAATACCTTTTTTTAAAAGTATTTTTATATTTACTCGTTTCTCGCAAGTATGAAACCAGTGAACCCACTGCAACTAAAAGAAGAACTACAGCTAACGCTATCATCAGTATGGTTATCATGTGAGTTAACCCTCCTAAGGACCATGGATATTATGGTTCGCGTGAGGTGTAGTGTGTGAGTTAAGTGAGAAAATTCCTAACTGAAATTTTTTCTTAATTCGAAATCTGATATGAAATTTTATTGTTGGTTTTGTAATGATTTAATATGAAATGATTAATTATTGTCTTCAGGATATACAGTTTTCCGAAAGAGGTGTTTTTACTGGTTACATCGGATTGACTATGCACTTATCGCATAGCTAATGTAGATGCGTGGTGAATCCCCCTGTGCGGTGGGGCGACCAGCCAGGTTTTCTCTTTGAGCACACACGCAGGTCTGTTGGCTGGGGCAGACTTACCGGGAGGCACCCGGCACCACAACATACTGCATAACCCCATAAAGGCCTTCCATTACGGTAGGCCTTTTCTCTTCTGGTTGTTTCCTTTACGGTATGCTTCTGGATGCGCCAGTCCCGCTAAAACTGTGGTGTAACAATAAAAGCCTGAGGACCTTTCCTGCCAGTTGAAGCTGTTGCGTCAGCGTGCCATTCAGTGCTTACGGCAGCTGCGGTTGGAGAAAGCCAGTTGGATGGCATGCGTGAAAGATTATTTTCCTTGTTGAATGCTGATTCTGATGTGCTTATATTCTACCTAAAAATAGGTAGGTGCGCTGTGGTTAGAAAATGTTATGCAAGAATGTCTGAGCCAGCTTCGAATGACAAGCTGACACTGGAAATGCTTGTATCTGACGGTGAGCGTAAGGTTTTTATCTGTGATTTTGATAAAGGGGTAGCAACTTTTTCTGAAGGTATAACAGGTAAGCAGGTTAAATACATTGTACAAGGTGAAAAGGATGCTGGGCATATCAATCTCGTAAAAGACAATGCGATTGAGCGTACACTATATGGGATTAAGGAATTGACAAGTGATAATGTTGATACCGATAAATTATCTCCGAGGTATTGTTCCTTGTGTGAGGGACAGATACTCATTATCGAATGCAAAAGAACTTTTATAAGAAAACCGTTAAGGCTTGATGCGATCACGTTTGAAAGATAGCTACCCATAGTATTCTCTTCTTATGCTCAAAGGGCATAACAACTTCTAAGTATCACATTTCTGGATATTGGCTATGCCTTCCGCTGGTTGGGCTAATCTAAGCGCTCTTCAACAAACGTTCCGTCAATAAAAAACCCCGTGGAGTAATTCCGACAAATTGACGGGGTGCTGCATGGTCAGCTAATGGCTGATTCTAGTCAGCTTACGAGACGTTTTTCTACTGGTTGCGAGAAATAAATAATGGCCGGGGCCAGGGGGAAGTGGCTCATCCATGAGCTCACGGGTAGAACAGTGGACTTTGTCATGGCAGAGCAAAGTCATAAATTAGTTTAGAAAACATTCCGCATTTAACAAGCGTAGCGGATGTATACGTGTTAACTGAGCCCAAAGCTAAGCATTATCGAGACCATTCCACAGAGTGGCTTCGATAATGCTCCCCACATTGCACAGAGGTAAGACATGACAGAGATCACCGCATCCGAGCAAATCCGACTGGATATCATCAAGAAAGTTAACTACGACACCGCAGCGGCCAAGCTGGCCATTGACTGGGTTGGCGATAGCTATCTGAAAGCTGAGCTATTCGCTGACTCTTTCGATCGTGTTTACACGGAAAGCGAGATTGTCTCGAAGACTCGTAAAGCAATTCAGGAAGCGACCGAAGCGCTGGCTCTGTTTGATACCGGCGCTGAGCAAGTCAGCTAAGGCATTACAGTCGGTGCCTATGGAAGTGTCGTTTCTCGTTCAGGAAAGGGGGTATCGACCGATACCACCTGATACGAATAGGCCCTGAAAAGGGCCTGCTGTTATTAACGCAAACCCGGACCATGTGAGAATCCGCCACCTGGACCACCACCATGTCCGCCGCCTGGGCCTCCCGGAGGCAAAATACATCCTGAAAGAGACAGCGCACCACAGATCACAAAAACAGCAAGCATAATTCTTTTCATAATAACTCCTGAACTAAAGAGCCTTAATTCCAAAACATAAAAGTGAATATTTTATGGAGAATCAGTAATTCCTTTTTCTCCCTCACGTTAAATAGGAATAATCCATGGCAAAACCGGACTGGGGCGAGCTTCAGCAACGGTTCCTGTCCGATCATGCCGCAACCGGCGTATCACCGAAGGATTGGTGTGAAGCGCAGGGACTGAATTACGCTACTGCACGCCGATACATCAAGAAACCCACTGCGCAAGCTGCGCAAAAACCTGCGCAGAAGAAACTGCGCACTGCGCAAAAGGAAAAGTGCGCAGAAGAGCTGGTGGATGATGATGGGCTCACCGATCAGCAACGTTTATTTGTCGCGGAATACCTTAAGGACAACAACGCCACACAGGCCGCCATTCGCGCCGGGTATAGCAAGAAGACAGCGAATGAGCAGGGAGCAAGGCTGTTAGTAAAAGTTAGTATTGCGCAGGCCATTGCGCAGCAGCAGAAAGCATCCATTGTGCGCACACTCGGAAGCGCTGATGAAGTGCTTGAGCAAATGTGGCGCCTGGCCACCTTTGATGCCAACCAGCTTTCTCAGTATCGCCGCGGGAGCTGCCGTTACTGCTGGGGCTTTGGTCACCAGTACCAATGGCGTGATGCCGTGGAGTACGAAGAGAAGCGACTCGAAGCGCTTGAGCGAAAACGTCGCGAGCCTTTGGATGATGGCGGCTATGGCTACAACCATAAGCGCGAGCCCAACCCTCATTGCCCCCGGTGTAATGGTGATGGTATCGGGCAACCCTTCTTTGCCGATACCACGAAGTTGCCATCTGATGCCGCCCGGGCTTATTCCGGAGTGAAGCTTGGGAAGAATGGCGTAGAGATAACCGCCATCAGCCGTGAGCGGATGTTTGAGGCTGTCGCTAAACGCCTCGGCCTGGCTGATAGCGAGTTCACCCAGCGTCTGCAGCAGATTGAAATTGAGCGCCGGCAACTGGAGGTCGAAAAATTACGCAAAGAGCTGGCTGCTGACCCGGAGGATGACGAACCAACGCCAGTTGCGATCAATATCAACGTAGTCGACGCACGAGTGAGGGAAGAGGATGGCGATAGCACCGACGCTTAACATCCCTCAGGCCAAATTCCTTGCGATGCAGTACAAGTTTAAGGCCTACGTCGCCGGCTTCGGTTCTGGCAAGACATGGGTTGGCTGCGGCGGTATCTGCAAGGGGATGTGGGAACACCCCAAAATCAACCAGGGTTACTTTGCGCCAACGTATCCGCAGATCCGTGACATCTTTTATCCCACTGTTGAGGAGGTGGCCCACGACTGGGGGTTGAATGTCAAAATCAACGAGGGAAACAAAGAGGTTCACTTCTACGCCGGGCGCCAGTACCGAGGAACGACGATTTGCCGCTCGATGGAGAAACCGCAAACCATTGTTGGTTTTAAAATCGGTAATGCGCTGATTGATGAGCTGGACGTAATGCCCGCCAAAAAGGCGCAGTTAGCCTGGCGAAAAATCATTGCTCGTATGCGTTACAACGTGGCCGGTCTTCGTAACGGGATCGACGTCACCACGACGCCGGAAGGGTTTAAATTCGTTTATCAGCAGTTCGCAAAGGCTGTACGCGATAAGCCTTCGCTCTCAACGCTGTACGGCCTGGTGCAGGCCTCGACGTTCGACAATGAAAAGAATCTGCCGCCGGACTATATCCCGTCGCTGATGGAGTCATACCCGCCGGAGCTGATCAAGGCTTATCTCCGTGGCCAGTTCACCAACCTGACCAGCGGGACGATTTACCATCAGTTTGACCGTAAGCTGAATAACTGCCGGGAAGAAGAGCAACCCGGTGAGCCGCTGTATATCGGTATGGATTTCAACGTCGGGAAGATGGCCGGGGTTGTTCATGTGTTACGTCTGGGGCTTCCGTTTGCGGTGAATGAAATTGTGAAGGCTTACGACACCCCTGACATGATCCGCATCATCAAAGAACGGTTCTGGCTGTACGACGGCAACGATTATCGCAAGGTACGGGAAATCTATATTTACCCGGACGCTTCCGGCGATTCCCGCAAATCCAGCAATGCCAGCGCCACGGATATCGCTCAGCTTAAGCAGGCCGGCTTCAATGTGGTTGTGAATGCCTCAAACCCGCCAGTGAAAGACCGCATCAACGCGATGAATGCCATGTTCTGCAATGGTAACGGTGAACGTCGCTACAAAGTGAATGTAAAGCGGTGCCCGGTGTACACCGAATCGCTTGAGCAACAGGTTTGGGGCGAAAACGGTGAGCCGGATAAAACGGCGGATAACGATCACCCCAACGATGCCGGTGGGTATTTCATTGTGAAGCAATTCCCGATTATCAAACCGACTGGAAAAGTCACCCAACTGCGGATGTAAAACCATGCCTGATATTTCAACGCCCAACCTCGACTATAACGACATGGTTGAGGCATGGGATATTAATGATGCGCTGATGGGCGGCACGCTGGAAATGCGCCGGCAGGGCAAGAAGTATCTCCCGAAATGGCCGAACGAAGATCCTGAAAGTTATAAGGAGCGTTTGGCTTCGGCAACGTTACTCCCTGCCTATGAAGAGGCCATTAAACAAAACATCGGGCGAGTGTTTGCTGAGCCGACGGTATTGAGTGAGGATTCTCCTGAACAAATACGGGAGCTGTCGCCAGATATTGATATGGAAGGAAACCGGCTCGATGTCTGGGCACAGCAATTTTTCAGCATCGGATTCCAGTATGGTCTGGTACATGCGCTGGTGGATTTCCCGAAAATTGACCGGGAGGCAGTAAAAACTAAAGCCGACGAAAAAGCCGCGGGATCCCGCCCGTATGCCACGATGTTAAATCCTCGCCAGGTCATCGGCTGGAAATCGAAAGTGGTTAAAGGGAAAGTGGTGTTGACCGATCTGCGTATCAGAGAGGTCATCATTATTGATGGCGATGATTACGGGCAAACGAAAGTTGAGCAAATACGCCATATCATGCCGGGCAAGGTTGAAATTTATCGCCGAAATAAAGGTGATAACGGCGAAAGCCAGTGGCAGATTCACGACGAGTGGGAAACCAGTCGCGATGATATTCCCCTGGTGACGCTTTACACAAAACGCACAGGCTTTATGCGCGGTTCACCGCCACTGCTTAATCTCGCCTTACTGAATATCAAGCACTGGCAGAGTCAGAGTGAACAGGACAACATCCTGCATGTCGCTCGCGTGCCGTTGCTGGTGGCTTACGGTCTGGCCGATGGCGAAACGTTGACGATAGGTTCTTCCTCTGCGACTCGTTTCGATGACCGCCAGCGGCAGGGACTGGAATATGTCGAGCATACCGGGGCTGCGATTGAAGCCGGTAAGATTTCCCTTGAGGATCTGGAAAACCAGATGCGTCAGGCCGGCGCAAAACTGCTGCGCGCGGAAAACACATCGACTAAATCCTTAGACCAGACTCACGAAGAGCGGATGCAGGAGAATTCACCTCTCTACACCATGGCAAGCTCGCTTGAGGATGCGCTCGATAATATCCTGCAGATTATGGCGGAATGGCTGGGCGAGAAAGAGGGTGGCAATGTCGATGTACGCACCGAACTGGATGTTTCAGCCCAGACGTTTGATGCCGCAGCTGCAACAGCTGTTCAGTCGCTACGTCAGGGGGGGGATATACGTCAGGTCGATGCTGTTCGCGTTTTGCAGGCCCTCAAATTTATCGATCCGGATGCGAAGCCCGAAGAGGTAATCGACGAGCTGCGAAATCAGCAGGTCACGCTGGCCGGCGGACTGAGTAACCCGGGTGGTGCAAATGGCAACGGCGAATGACAAGCTTCAGGATGAATCGATAGCGCATGCGATATGGATAGCGCGGTACAGCACCAGCGTTGCAAACAGGATGATAAAAATCCTGAATGACAGCGATGCGGAACTGACAGCCAGATTGCTGGTAGCGATGGATAGCCTGGATGCTGACAGCTTTACCATGTCGCGACTGGAAGCGCTGCTCGTTAGTGTCAGAGCTCTCAATCGCGAGGCTGTGCAGTCAATGTACGCGGGACTATCTGATGAGCTGCAGCAATTCGCTCAGCACGAAGCAGGCTTTCAGCTGAGCCTGTTCCAGTTTGCGATCCCCGATGATGTGCTTTCGCTTCACCCGCTGGTGGGCATTTCCCCGGATGCCGTTTACGCCGCGGCGATGGCACAGCCGTTTCAGGGGCGCCTGCTTTCGGAGTGGGCAGATAACCTTGAAGCTGACAGGATGGCGCGGATATCCAATACAGTGCGGCAGGGTTTTCTCCTGGGCGATTCGCATGAGCAAATCGCCAGAAAGGTCCGGGGTCATGCTAACCGTGGCTATCAGGATGGCGCGCTGCAGATGAGCCGAACCAATGCCGGCAGTATTGCAAAAACGGCTGTGGGGCATCTTGCTTCTACGGCCAGGAAAAGCTTTGCAGATGCGAACGATGACATTTTGAAGGGTAAGCAGTGGTTATCCACTTTGGATAACCGTACATCAAAAGACTGTCGGATTCGCGACCGCCTCAAGTACACACTGGATAACAAGCCGATCGGCCATAAGGTGCCGTATCTGCAGGGACCCGGGAAAATCCATTTCTGCTGTCGCAGCGTCGAAACCTACATCCTGAAATCGTCTGATGAGCTGGGTATTGAAGTAGGGCAAATATCAGATAGCTCCCGCGCCAGCATGGACGGGCAGGTGCCTTCGGATACCGATTATCAGGGCTGGTTCTCGCGCCAGTCGTTCACGCGACAGTCCCAGATCGTTGGCGTAACCCGGGCCCGGCTGATTCGTGATGGCGGCATGTCGCCCGATGACTTCTACAACGACAAGGGCGAATGGCTGACTCTGGAGCAACTGCGTAACCTGGATGCTCAGGCGTTCAGCAACGCCAGACTTTAAAGCTTTTTAAGTCTTCAATCAGGCTGCCTCCGGGCGGCCTTTTTTATTGCCGTGATCCGGATGGTGAGCGGTGCAACGGTCGGATGACCCCCGAAAAGGTAACCACATGAAACTGAAAACAGTCGAAGTTAACGGCAAAAGCTATGCAGAAGTCGATTCCAGCGGTTTACCCGTCTACGTCCACGATGACGGCCAGGAAGTTGGTTTTGATGCTGTGCAGGCCGTTGGGAAAATCTCCTCTCTGAATGGCGAGGCAAAATCTCATCGTGAAGCCAAAGAAGCCGCTGAAGCCGGTCTGGCTAAGTTTGCCAAAATCGGCGATCCGGCAAAGGCGCTCGAAGCGCTGGAGATGATGACTAAAATCGACCAGAAAAAACTGATCGACGCAGGCGCCGTTGATCAGGTTAAAGCGGATATCACCAAATCCTTCCAGGCCCAGCTTGATGAAGCTACTCAGCGTGCGACGACCCTTGAAGGCCAGCTTTATCAGGAAATGATCGGCGGCCGGTTCTCTGGCTCGAAATTCATCGCAGATAAAGTAGCAATTCCGGCAGATATGCTTCAGGCGCGGTTCGGTCAGTCCTTCAAAGTCGAGGACGGCAAAGTCGTTGCCTATGATGGCTCTGGCAACAAAATTTATTCCCGCTCAAAGCCGGGCGAACTGGCGGCCTTTGATGAGGCGCTGGAGTTCCTGGTGGAGCAGTACCCACAGAAAGACCACATTCTGAAGGCCAGCGGCAACCAGGGAGGCGGCTCTCGCCAGTCTCAGCATTCACTCGGGCAGAAAACGATGAAACGCGATGCGTTTACCAGTTTGAGTCCGACAGATCAGCAATCAACTCTCAAAGACGGTATCACCATCGTCGATTAATTCTTTGCCAGCCGCCGGATGGCTGCTGGTGCCGGAGCTGGATAGCTCAACCAACCCTATATTTTAATCTCCAAGGAATCTATACACATGGCTAATACGCTTACCGGGTTGATCCCGACTATCTTCACGGCTCTGGATACCGTATCTCGCGAACAGGTCGGTTTTATCCCGGCTGTATCGCGTAATGCTAAAGCTGATGCGGCGGCGAAGGACCAGACTGTTACTGCGCCGGTTGCGCCACCGGCAACCACTGTTGATATTACCCCGGGGGCTACTGCGCCAAATGACGGCGACCAGACGATCGGCACCGTTGATGTCAAAATCACCAAATCCAAAATGGCCCCGGTCAAATGGAACGGTGAGGAACAACTGGCGCTGGGGCCCGCAGGGACATACAACACCATTCTTGCTGATCAGTTTAAGCAGGCTTTTCGCGCGCTGGCTAATGAGATGGATGCAGATCTCGCGGCTCTGTATTTCGCATCCTCTCGTGCTGTTGGTACGGCCGGCACCGCTCCTTTCGGTATTGCAGGTGATTTGTCGGATGCGGCAAATGCGCGCCAGGTTCTCTCTGACAACGGTTCGCCGACAACTGATCTGCAGATGGTTCTCGGTTCTTCGGCTATCGCAAACCTCCGCGGTAAACAGTCTGTTCTGTTCAAAGTAAACGAGTCCGGTACTGATGCGCTTCTGCGCGAAGGTATCGTGGGGCGACTGGAAGGATTCAACATCCACGAATCCGCGCATGTTAAGAAACGCGCTGCATCTCCGGCTGCCGGATACCTGGTGAATGGAGAAAAAGCTGAAGGCGATATTCTGATTGCCATTGATACCGGCACAGGTGCTTTTGCAGCGGGCGACATCGTGACGTTTGACGGGGACAGCAATAAATACCTTGTTGCTGCTGCGACGGCCACGCTAATCACCCTGGCTGCTCCTGGCTTACGTCAGGCACTCGCCGACAACACCGCTATTACCGCTGGTGGCGCCTACACCGCAAACATGGCGTTTGATCGCAATGCATTCCTGCTTGCATCCCGAACCCCGGCAATGCCGCAGGGCGGCGATACGGCGGATGATGTGATGAACGTTACTGACCCCGTATCTGGCATCACTTACCAGGTGGCACTGTACCGCCAGTATCGCCAGGTGCGTTACGAAGTCGGTTTGTCCTGGGGCGTAGCGGCAGTTAAGTCGGCGCACTCAGCGTTGTTGCTGGGCTGATAAACAGGGGCTTCGGCCCCTTTTTTTAGTGGAGGGCTAATGGCCGGATTAACAAAAGAGCAGCGCGCCCAACGAGCTGCTGAGCAAACTGCGTCTACGCAGGCTGATAACAACGAACCCGTATCGACCACATCGCAGCTGGTGGCGATGATCACCGATTTCCCGGCATTCCCAGGCGGCCCCAATACCGCCAACGTTCACCCTGATGAAGTGGAGAACTGGAAGGCGCACGGCTGGAAAGAAATGGAGTGATGCATGATCACTTTCATCACCGTTGAAGACGTCAATTCGATTCTCGGCGCCACCTGGACAGATGAAAGCAAAAAAGCCAAATCTGTGCTGATGGCCAATACCTGGATGAATGGACTTAACCTGAAAATGCCGTGCGATAAGGCAACTCACGAAATCATCATTCCTGACGATGTGAAACAAGCTGGCGCCTATGCGGCGCTGTCGGCGGCAAATGGCGGGCTGTATCAGCAGAAAACTGATTCGGGGGTATTGCTGAGTAAGACGGTTGACGCTGATGACGTTTCTGTTTCAAAGACCTTCGCAGAACTCGCTACCAACAGCTCTGCATTGCTTGATTCTGACCTGCAGCTGGCGCTGGCCATGCTAAAGCCCTATGGCGTTAGTCAGTCTCAGGTACGGCTGGTAAGGGGGTGATATGCAAAACACTGATGTGCATTATGCCGGTGACGGGCTCGGCCCTCGCGATGTGTTTGTGAATGGAAACCCGATCAGACATGTCGTTTACGCAAACCCGGCAAAGGGCGTTGTTGAGTTTGCTCCGCTTCCGCTGAGGGTTAAACGCAACGGCGAAATCTATACCAGGAAACTGCGTGGTAACGTCCTGGTACTTTTTACTGGCGGATATGTTTCTAACAATATCCCGCTTCAGCGTTTTGGTGAAAAAGGCATAGAGGAGGTAGACCGTGGGTATCCGCGACGAACTCCAAACTGAAGTCGCCGCAGCCTTCGATACAGACCTGCAGGATGCCGTTAAGGATTTCACTGGGTCATACACCGTTCGAGGTGCCTGGGACCCGGTGACGGAAACCGGCACTGAAACGCAGGTGACTTACTCGGGACGCGGAGTGCTGGCGCGCTATAAACTCCGCCGTATCGATGGCGTTAACATTCTGCATGGTGATGTGAAGCTAACCGCCCTGGTTAACGAGGTGACTGATAAGCCGGCCGTCGGGCATGTCATCACCGCTCCGGATCCGATTACGGGTGAGCTTCAGCGTTACGACATCATAACCGCTTCTGCCGACTCTGCTGGCGCTGCGTACTCCATTCAACTGCGGAGGGCGTGATATGGCTAAGGGCTGGAACATTGACCCGGCCGCATTCGCCGGGCTGGTGGCCGAAGATGTCAAACTACGCCAGCGGACAATCGCCATTCAACTGCTGAATGAAATTGTTCAACGTTCGCCGGTAGGAAACCCTGAGTTGTGGGCCATCAACGCGACCGCGGTTCAATACAACAAAGCTGTTGGGGAATGGAACGAATCTCTTTATGCCGACCCTGCTAACCTGACCAAAACCGGAAGGCTCAGGAAGAAAGTCCGTGTTAATGACAGCATGGATATCAGGCGGCCGGCTGAGTATCGCGCAGGAACCTTCAGGGCATCGCATTTTGTCAGCATCGGCGAACCCGATCACTCCGTCCCGACCGAGCCGGATCCGCGTGGGACAATGACATTTCTTAATGGCAAAAATATCATTGACCAGGCGCCAGCCTACTCGGTGATTTACATTCAGTCGAACCTGCCTTACTCCGTGCCTCTGGAGAATGGTCACTCAACGCAGGCGCCAACAGGCGTCTATGCCGTCTCGTTTAATGGTGTGATTCAGGCCTACAAATGACCCTTTCAGAAATCAGAAACGCTGTCATTTCCCGAATGGCGGCACAGACCGCTATTGCCTCTGATGCGGTGGATTATCCCAATGGTCCGGTATTTGACCCCAGCAACCGCGATATCTGGGCCCGCCTCACCAACATTGCAGGACAGGCTGGCGCAACCGAGATCGGGGATGGGCCAGTCGTCCACAGGACGGGCTTACTCATCATTCAGCTATTTGTTCCGGTTGGCTCCGGGACGTTGCTTATCTCCCGGACGGCTGATCAGCTAACGGAGCTATTCGAGTTCAAGGACGACGGAAAACTGAGTTATTTCGCTGTTTCTGCTGTGCCGGCGGGTGAGACCGATGGCTGGTTACAGCTCAATCTTCAAATTCCTTATCGCGCTCTGTAGCGCACAAAAAACAGGAGGCTCCTGTGAGCTCAGGTGCAAAAGTAGTAGCCGCGTTTATTCGCGAGACAACGCCAGGAATCACGCCAACAGCAGGGGCGTGGAACCTGCTGCGTCGTTCTTCATTTGGTCTGAAACCAACGCAGAACACCAACGACAATGACGAAATCGCTGGTGACCGTATGGCGCAGGGTGTTTCACGCGGCACAGTGGATGTCGGCGGCGATGTCGGCACACGGTTTCGCTGGAATCAGCATGACGATTTTCTTGCCAGCTGTTTCGGCGCCGAATGGGTAAATAACGTGCTGACGATGGGCAATGGCCGCATCACGTTCTCAGTGGCCTCCTATGCCGAGGATGTGGGTATCGCCCAAATCGCCCGCGGCTGTCAGGTGGCAACCCTGCAGATCGAAATCCCGAATGATGGTGACATCACTGCTACGGTCACGTTTGCTGGTCTAGACTGGGAGACGAAAGGTGACGATACCAGCTTCTTTAGCGCGCCGGTCGATAATGCCGGAGCGTTGCGCTATTCGTTCAAAGAGGTAACAGCCCTCAGCCTGAATGGTGTAGCTGGAGGTAATGGTTTCTGTGTCGATACCTTCAACATCCAGTTCGACAACAATATGCAGACCCAGCGTTGCATCGGTACCGGTTCGGCGTTCGCCGGCGCGAATATTCCGACAACCTTTACGCCGTCCGGGCAGATCACGCTTTCTTGGTCAAAAGCTGCGTGGGAGCTCTATAAGAAAACGTTCACCGGCGAAACGGTACCGTTTAGCTTTACGCTGGAGAATGCTGAAGGCGCATATACCTTCTATTTCCCGGAAGTGCAGATTTCCGGTGACTGGCCTGATGCTGGCAGTACTGACATTGTTCAGGTTCAGCTGGATATCACAGCAGCCAATACGCCGCCGACGATCACGCGCGTGCCTAAAGTCCCGGCAACGGCGATCAGCGTTGCTCCTGCAACGTCATCCGGTGCAATCGGCTCTACTGTCAACCTGGCCGCCACGCTTACGCCAGCTGATTCAACTGATACCGTCCAGTGGACGTCATCGGATCCGACTATCGCCAGCGTGGTTTCTACCGGGCAGAAAACAGCGAAAGTCACACGTAACGCATCCGGCACTGCAACCATCACCGGTAAGGCCCGCACCTTTACCGCAACGTCTGAAATCACCGTTACCGCGCCTTAATTTACCTGGCCCGTTCTGCAGTCATCGCGGCGCGGGCTTTTTTGGGAGTCTTTATGCTGATTATTTCTTCTCAAATTGATTTGAACGGAGAACGCTGGTTTTTCCCTTACAAAAAGCCAGCAGGAAGTAAAAAGAAATTCACGCCGGAAGACGAAGCGCTGTTTAAACTCCGTCTGCTGGTGGCCAGTAGCGAGAATCCACAATACCGCTCACGCAATGCGCTGGTGCGGCGCCATATCGACAAAATGGACGCGAGCTACCAGGTCGGTACGGATGCTTTCGATCTCGCCAGTGTGGGCGAGATTGACTCGGTTGATGATCTTCTCATCGACAATTGCGCGCGCTTTCTTCTGAAAGACTGGGAGGGCGTGGGGGAACTGGTGGATGGTACGGAGACGGCGGTAGCGTATACACCGGAGCGTGGTGTTGCGTTACTGAAGCAAAACCCCTCTCTGTACTGGCTTATTCTGGCTGAGGCGGCGGCCATTGCTCAGGGTAAGGAGCAGCAGACTCAGGAAACCGTAAAAAAGCCATAGAGGCCCAAAAGTGGCTAAAGGAATTCGCCGGCGAACAGGGCGAGAAGGCAAAGTGGCGTAGGGAGAAACTAAATCTCCCACCCATTCCAGAGCCTGAAATCGATGCAGTCACTGGGGAGATCCTCAACGCTTACGCCATGATATCGCGCGGCAGAAAGTATGCCGGCATGGCCGGAGTGCCGCTCCCTCTATCCCTGAACGATATTGAGCTTTACCTGGCATCGCGCACCATCCTGATCGACCGCATTGAGTTTGATGCAGCGATACTGGCCCTTGATGATGTCTGGAGAGCTGAGTGGGCGGAAGAGCAAAAAAGGCGGGCGATAGTGAAATAGCCTTATCATTGTTTAGCTGCGCCTATATGTTAGGATGTTTCCGATTGTAATCACGGGAAACATAAAATGAAGAAATTGATGATAGTAATTGCTGGGGTGTTAGCTATTTCTGGTTGTGCTACTAAGCAGTATCCGCAAGCTCCGTCCGTTACCAGCGAAGAGTCTGCAGCGTTAGACTGCAATGCCATTAAGCAGGAAATTGCGAAAACGCATAGCATACAGAACGAGATCGAGACTACTGGTCAGTTTGACGGACGGACTGTATTGGGTGCTCTTGGTGATTTCGGCATCGGTAATGGAATGGCTAAAAGTGAAGCGCGTAGAAAGGCTCAGGCACGCCTTCAGCAGCTCGAGTCTCTAAAAACAGTTAAATGCTCAGATAAAAATATTTCTGGTTAATTCTGGCTGCCATTGTCTCTGTTCCAATAATCGCAACAATTATCATATATCGACAGTAATTGTTTATTAAAAATCTAACCTCGCTCCGGCGGGGTTTTTTATTGCCCGGAGATCGCCAAATGACAGAACAAACTTCCCGCTTGGCCATTGTTATAGATAGCTCTGGGGCAGAAAAACAGGCTGACAGCCTTGCAATTGCGCTTGATAAGATGACTCAGTCTGGTGATAAAGCCGTAACCAGCATGTTCAAAGTGACAAAAGCGACTGACGAGGAAAAGGATGCGCTCAATAAATTGCGAGCAGTCATTGATCCGGTTGGTGCTGCAATTGATACGGTTGGCCGCCGCTTTAGTGAGCTGAAAAAATACTTCGACAAGGGGCTAATTGACGAGGAAGAGTTTCGCACTCTCTCCAAAATGCTGAATGATACGACCGATGAGTTAAGCGGCGTTGCACAAGCTCAACGAGAAGCAGAAAAGGCCAGCAAACTGGCTGCCGTGCAGCAGGAGGCCCAGACACAGGCATTCCAGAGGATGCTGGATAAAATTGATCCCGTATCCAGCGGCCTGAGAGGGTTAAAAGAACAGCAGAAAGAGATTTATCTTGCTGCTCAACGAGGTGATTTAAGCCTCGAACAATATGATGCCTACAGTCAAAAAATTGCTGATGCTCGCAAGGAGCTAACTGGAGAAGCCCAAGCCCAGCGCGACGCAGAAAAAGCTGCGGCTGATGCAATTAAGCAACAAGAGGCTCAAGCCCAGGCATTTCAGAGGATGATTGACCGCATTGACCCCCTGTCAGCGGCTCTGAAAAATTTGGATCAACAGCAAGCGGAACTATCCTCTGCACTATCGTCAGGGAAAATAAATACCGCCCAATTCGACACCTACAGCAAAAAACTGCAGGAGACTCGCCGGGAGATTACTGGAGCTGCTCAGGCAGAACGCGAGGCAGCCAAGGCCCACGACGAGCAGGTTGCCGCATTGCGTCGCCTTGAGGCCCAAATAGATCCCGTAGGTGAAGCATTCCGTCGCCTGAACGAGCAACAGCGCCAGCTTGATACAGCCAAAACATCCGGGATGCTTTCGCCCCTGGCTTACGATCGCCTCAACAGCAAACTTGCAGAATCCCGCGATGCCCTGGAGAAAACCCAAGCGCAATTGGGTAAAACAGGCCAATCTGCAGCTCAGACTGCCAATGCTATGCGCATGATCCCTGCTCAAATGACAGATATTATTGTCGGCTTATCTACAGGTCAGTCGCCATTCATGGTGCTCATGCAGCAGGGCGGGCAGTTGAAAGATATGTTCGGCGGTATTGGCCCCGCGATTAAAGGTGTTGGCGGGTATGTGCTGGGGTTGATTAATCCTGTCACTCTAGCTGCCGCGGCTGTTGGTGTTCTTGGGCTGGCCTACTACAAAGGTTCTCAGGAGCAGGACGAGTTCTATAAGTCGTTGACCCTTAGCGGTAATCTGGTTGGTAAAACCACAGGGCAACTAGCAGATATGGCCGCTCGGGTTTCAGTAGTTGCCAACTCAACCACTGGCGTGTCCGCAGCCACACTCAACCAGATAGTTTCATCTGGGAAAGTGGCTGGAGATTCTCTGGAACGCGTGACAATCGCTATTGTTAAGATCAGTGATGCGACGGGTATTGCTACAGAAAAGTTGGTGAGCGACTTCAACGATCTTGCTGCTGATCCAGTAGCGGCTATAACCAAACTTAACGACCAATACCATTTTCTGACACTGGCAACCTACAACCAGATTAAAGCGCTACAGGATGAAGGTAATCAGCAGGATGCTGCACGGGTGGCTACTGATGCTTACGCCAATGCCATGCAGCAGCGTGCGAATGATATTCATCAGAATCTTGGTCTTCTTGAAAGTGCATGGGATTCGCTGGGTATAACGGCCAAAGGCGCCTGGGATGCGATGCTCAATATTGGGCGTGAACAAACACTAACGGATAAACTTGCCACCTTAAACGAAAATATTGCTGAAGCCCAAAAAGGGCAAAAAGATGGTGGGTTCTGGAACAGTTTTAGCGCGAGGTTTACCAACCTCCCGGAGATGATAAAACAGAGAGATTTGCTCGAATCAGTTGCCAATCTTCAGGGGGATGTAACCAAAGGACAGGCGAAGGCTAAGGAAGCCGAACAGCAAAGAATTAAAACGCAGCAGGAAGCAGATCGCGTTAACCAGCAATATCTGAGCAATGCGGATAAGCGCAATAAAGCTATTAAGCAGCAAAGCGAATTCCTGAAGGCTGGTGCAATTACTGCAGAGCAATATGCAAAAAATGTTTCTCGCATTAACGAGATGTACAAAGATCCGAAACCACCCAAGACGCCAAAGGGTAAAGCATATACCGAGGACGCAGCAACCCGGCTGCTTGATCAGATAAACCAGCAGACTGCTGCCATGCAGTCCCAGCTGGATGCCAGTGACAAGCTTAATAGCGTGACACAGGCTCGGATCAAGTTCGAGCAGCAGATTGCTGACCTCAAATCTAAAACGCAGCTCACCGCTGACCAGAAGTCGATCCTTTCCCGTTCAGATGAAATCCTCCAGGCGTATAAGCAGCAGGAGGCACTGCAAAATTCCGTAAAAACCCTGGACGATTATCGGAAGATGCAGGAACAGGTAAAGACGAAGGATGAGCGGACCAACGATCTGCTTAAAACCCGTCTTGAACTGCTGGAGAAGGCCAAAGCAACCGGGCAACTAAAACCCGGTGAATATGAAAAAACGCGGGCAGATATTTATCAAAACACCGATATGCAACTGCCCTCGACGGTTCGTAATGTTGTAGGAAACCTGACACCCACAGGAGGGCGACTCTCTGGAACTTTTGAGGGGATGCAGGGGCAAATCAACGAGTATGACCAAGCTCAGCAAGAGCTCCAGCGCTGGCTGGCAGCTCAGGAGGAAGCTTATGCGAAGGCCGGCGAAATAACTGCCGAGGGTGAGGCCAGAATGACCTCGATTCGTCAGCGTGCAGCGGATGCAAATCAGGTCATCGAGGCTCAGAAAAACACCATCATATCTGCGGCCACGCAGTCCTTGTTTGACAGTACCGCCGACATAATGCGAACGGGGTTTGGTGAGCAATCGGCAATCTACAAGGTTGCTTTTGCTGCGAGTAAGGCATTCGCTATCGCTGACTCGATGGTGAAAATCCAGCAGGCTATAGCAAGCGGTGCAGTAAGCGCGCCTTATCCGGCCAACATCATCGCTATGGCCTCAATCGCTGCGCAGACTGCCAGTATCGTCTCAAATATCCAGGCTGTTTCAGGAGTTGGCTTCGCCTCCGGCGGTTACACCGGCCCCGGTGGTAAGTATCAGCCCGCGGGTATTGTTCACAAAGGTGAGTACGTCTTCGACCAGGCATCAACGAACCGGATCGGCGTGTCTCAGCTTGAGGCACTTCGAAATGGCCAACCGCTTGATGCAACTCTGGGGCGTACAGGGTTTGGTACTGGTGTCCAGAACGTTAACAGCGACAACAGCAGCAAGACCACCATCCATGCTCCCATTGAGCAGCATTTCCATACGCCGCCCGGTCTTACTCCTGATCAGATGGCTCTCTCCATGGCTCAAACACAGAAGCGGGCGACAACGGAAGCCCTGGATCAGGTTGCTGCGCAATTGTTGAGAGGAGATGGGAAAGTTGGTAAGGCAATGCGCAGTAAATATCCAGGCAGAGGGTTAGAGTGATGACTGATATCTACTACCCACATGACTATCTTCCAATGCCACTGCAGGAAGGGTACGGATTCCAGCCTGTAAGCCCGTTAAAACGAACCAAGTTAACCACCGGTCGCGCGCGGCAACGCCGGGCGTATACGTCAACTCCAACTCTGGCCAGTGTGTCATGGTTTATGGAGACCGATGGTCAGGCTCAGCTGTTTGAAGCCTGGTATAGGGAAAAAATAACGGATGGCGCTGACTGGTTTTTTATGAAGCTACAAACCCCGCTGGGGGGGGGGTTTTATAAATGTCGGTTCACTGATATCTATGAGGGGCCAACACTGGTGGCGCCGATTTACTGGAAATTCACTGCGACACTCGAACTCTGGAAACGCCCTGTGCTGCCTGATGGATGGGTCGATTTCCCTGACTTCATTGTGAACAGCGACATTCTTGATCTTGCCGTTAACAGGGAGTGGCCTGAAGCATGACAAAACTTAACAGGCTCTATGCCAGCAGCGGGCCGGAGGTGATCATTGAAACGCTGCAGATCACCGTTGGCTCAGATGTTCACTATCTGTGCCAGGGGTACGAGGATATTACGGCGACGACTGAGAGCGGCGATACCGTAACGTTTACCGCCTGCGCGATTGACATTGCGCTGCCAGCGCGCAACGCGGACGGTACGCAAGATTTGAAATTCGCCCTGTGTAATGTTGATGGTGTTGTGTCCACGACGATCCGCAATGCCCTGGCTAACAGGTTGCCTGCATCGCTGACATACCGCAGTTTTATCTCCACGGATTTAGCCGCGCCTGCGGCAGTGCCGTATACGCTGAAAATCAAGTCGGGTTACTGGACGGCTACAGAGGTGCAGATCACTGCGGGCTATATGAATGTCCTCGATATGGCCTGGCCGCGTTACCGCTACACGCTTCCTGCCTTCCCCGGACTGCGTTATTTAAGTTGATGCACCCCCTCGCAATGGTTCAATATTCTTCCTCAATCCAATTGATGGAGGAGTTATGAACGGATCTCTTCAGGAAGTTGTCTTTACTGTCGCAAAGCATGAAGTTGGTCATTGGCTTGCATGGCACTACTATGGGGGCTGTTCATCTGGTATTGAAGTGAAAATAATATCAACTCGAGGTCGTCATATAGGAGCATTTATTCCTGACATGGCGACAAGAGTTTCCAATATAGATGATGCCTGTAAATATTTAAAAGCCAGGTTGCTGTGTCTCCATGCAGGTATTTATGCAGAGTCATTTCTCGGTGATATATACGACGCGGAGAAAATAAATCGTGAATTTAATCATTTGGGAGGTGCATCTTCTGATTTTCACCGGAGTGTTGAGCTCGCCTGGGCTTATTGCAATCTCTTAGGACGCGCCGACCAATACAGCGCCGTTTGTAGCGAAATAGACCAGGAGGCCGCCCATTTGGTGGCAGATAACTTTGCCTTTATAAAGCATGCTGCAAGAATAATATCAAACATGGCTCTGTATGAAGGCCAACTAATCAAGGTCCCTGATCATGAATTACGTTCAATGTATGATAAATTTAATCGACAGAGGTGAATGAATGGAAAATTTAACGTTGTCTGTAAAATTTGATACCACCTCATTAGATGAGGCTATTGAGAAGGTAAGGATTTTGAAAAAAGAATTAAGGGAGCTTGGGCTTCCTTATTTCACAGGTAATCCACTTACTAACTTTAATACACAACAAGAAGACAAAACCTCCCGCCAGTAAGCCGCACAAAGCGGCTTTTTCAACGAGGTGTTCATGTTTAACCCTGATAAATACCTTTCGGTCACCTGGCTGAAGGGCGGGCGCTCATGGCCGGATCTCGACTGCTTTGGCATTGTGAACGAGATACGCCGCGATTTGGGCTTGCCTCTTTGGCCTGATTTCGCCGGGGTCACGAAAGACGACTGCGGCCTCGACCGGGAGGCGCGTCGAATGATGCTCACCCTGGAACGCTGCGAGCCCTGCGAAGGGGCCGGGGTAGCCTGCTATTCCGGGTCATCTGTCACCCATGTTGGGATCGTCGTTAGTATTGATGGCCTGCTGCATGTGGCGGAATGCAATCCAGGTTCTAACGTAACGTTTCTGCCGTTAGCGCGGTTTAAGCGGCGATTTGTCAAAGTGGAGTTCTGGCAATGACCATTCGTTTTTATCCGTCCCGGCTTCCCGGTGAAGCTCTCGAAACGCATGAGCATGGCGTAACCAGCCTTCGAAACTGGCTGGCGGTGAATGTTGAAGGTTACGAGGATCGGGATGTACCGCCGTTAACCATTGAGGTTGACGGTCTGTCCATTCCGCCAGGCGAGTGGGCTACTTGCGTGATCCACCCTGAAAGTGATGTCCGGTTTTATCCGGTCCCCTTCGGGCTGGAGGCCGCCACCATCGCGTGGATAGGTGTCGGTATCTCCGTTGCTGCAGCAGCTTATTCGCTGTTTATGATGAGCAGTATCGATACGGGGGGCTATACATCCTCCACAGGGCGCAGTCTCGACCTGAACCCGGCGCGGGCCAACACCGCAAAGCTGGGTGATGCCATTCGTGAGGTGTTTGGCCGGGTGCGTATCTACCCTGATTATGTGGTCCAGCCTGTGACCCGGTTCGACGCTGCTGATCCAACGAAAATGCGCGTCCAGATACTGCTGTGTCTCGGTGTCGGTGAACTGATTTATACCAATGGTGATATCCGGGTTGGCAGTACGCCAGCTTCAACGCTGCCGGGATTCAGCATCACCTATTTTCCGCCCGGCGCGGATGTTTCCGGCGATGAGCGCAGCGAGAACTGGTTCAACTCGACAGAGGTCGGTGGAACATCAAGCGGAACAGGGCTGGACATGGCCCAGACCTCGCCTGATTCCGACGATATTATCGCTGACAGTATGACGGTTTCTGGTGCATCCGTAACGTTTACAGGCCTTGATACGGATGATGGTGACGATGACGACGAGGACGATAATTCTCTCCCGGACAGCTGGGTAACGGGGGCCATAGTTGAAATTAAGGCGCCGACAAATTATCTGATCTCCACCTCTTCTGGTTACAGTGTTTTTGCCAGCTCGTTGCTTACCGAACTTGCTCCCGTAGCGGGTATGCCGGTGACGCTGAGTTTCAACAGTGTCGATTATGACCTCGTCATTGCGTCCTTTACCCCAGGTCAGGAGGCGGTGCCTGGCGAGGGTGGCAGTGCAGCAAAAATTCAGGCCAGTGCGGCTCCTGTTACCTACGACTTTTCGACCAGCTCCAGTACGTTCATGATCACATGGCAGGGCACCCCCTATACGGTGTCGCTGGTAGCGAACTACATCTCGATGTCGGGACTGCTGGCGGCTATCACCGAGGGGCTCACTGGCTCCGGCCTGGTCGCACGGGACAACGGCGGTACCGTACTGATAACCGAGGCGGCCAGTCCGTTCGTTGGTGGGGCAATCACATCCTCCTCGCTGCCTGCAGCCGTTTTCGGTGATACCCCGGTTTACACCTTCGGTACGGCATCAACCGGCGGCAGCCCGGCGGTAACGGCAAGCGTGACGCTTGCGTATAACAGCACTACGGGAACCGCATTCTCGGGCATGCCTGAAGGTGTGCAACGGCTTTCACTTGCTCACCGCGGGAATGAGTACCAGATCGTCTCTGCCGACGGCACAACGGCAACAGTGGCGCGCCTGGTTAATGGGTCCGTTGATGAGTCGTGGCCGGGATTCACCGCCAGGACGATGATCGACTATGAGGCCACTGGTCTTAACGACACGCTGAGCTGGCTGGGGCCGTTCCTGGTTTGCCCTGAAAATGAGACCGTGGATATGTTCGAGGTGAATTTCTCCTTCCCGAACGGCATCTGTGGCTTTGACAGTAAGGGAAAAAAACGCATTCGCCACGTTGAGTGGGAGATTCAGTATCGCGTCTACGGTTCCGGATCGGGGTGGGTGAGTCACCAGGGCGAGTACGCGCTGAAAAACATCAACGGGTTAGGTTTCACTGAGCGGATCACCCTCAGTTCTCCGGGGCTGGTGGAAGTTCGCTGTCGTCGGCGCAATGAGCAGGGCTCAAACAACGCCAGGGATTCGATGTACTGGCAGGCACTGCGTGGGCGACTGCTGACACGTCCTTCATCCTATCCCGATGTGTCGCTGATGGCGGTGACCGTTGAGACGGGCGGGAAGCTGGCGGCTCAGTCGGACCGCCGCGTAAACGTTGTGGCAACGCGTTCCTATGACTCAGGAACGGCCAGAACCATTTCGGGGGCGCTGCTGCATGTCGGGAGCTCGCTGGGGCTGGAGATGGACGTCGATACCATCAACGCGCTGGAGTCCGCGTACTGGACGCCGCGGGGCGAAAATTTCGATTTCGCCACCGGCGACAGTATCTCGGCGCTGGAAATGCTGCAGATGATAGCCAGTGCCGGGAAATCCCGCTTCCTGTTAAGCGATGGCCTTGCGACGGTCAACCGCGAGGGGATTAAGCCCTGGACGGGGATCATAACGCCGCATGAGATGGTGGAGGAGTTGCAGAGCGGATTTACCGTGCCGTCCGACGATGATTTTGATGGTGTCGACGTGACGTACATCAACGGCGTCACCTGGGCAGAGGAGACTGTTAAATGTCGGACACCCGATAATCCCACGCCGGTGAAAATCGAGAACTACAAACTCGATGGGGTGCTCAATCAGGATCACGCCTACCAGATCGGCATGCGTCGCCTGATGAAGTATCTTCAGCAGCGGGTCACATACCAGACCACCACCGAGCTGGATGCGCTCTGCTACAACACAGGCGATCGCATCGTGCTCACGGATGATATTCCGGGGAACAACACGATTTCCTGTCTGGTGGAGGCGATGACAACGGCTGGTGGCGTGACGACCTTCACCGTTACGGAGCCGCTGGACTGGTCTTTCGAAAACCCCCGTGCGCTGATCCGCTATCAGGATGGCTCTGCATCCGGTCTGATGGTGGCGAGCAGAGTGGGGGATTATCAGTTGTCCGTTCCCCATCTGAGTGATTTTGATGACCCATTGAAGATTGACCAGACTTCACCAGCCATTGAGCCAGTCCGCCTGGTGTTCTGCGGCTCAACGCGTCATGTCTATGACGCCATTGTTGAGGAGATTGCCCCACAATCAGACGGGACGTGTCAGGTTACCGCCAAAGAGTACCGCGCGTCATTCTATGACTACGACAACGCCAGTTATCCCGGCGACATTGCATAAAACAGAAATAACTCTCAACAACCCGCTTCGGCGGGTTTTTTGTTATAGGGCGACTATGAGCACATATAAAACGAAAAACCCTTTAGGTTCCGCCGCCGTAAAGGACCTGTATGATAACGCTGAAAACGTGGATAAATTCGTTAACGACAGGACAAAAGAGGAGTTAGAGGACCGGTTAGGTGTGCTTCGCAAAACCTGGCACGGCATGGAGATGATCTTCAGCCGCTTTATCGACTACATTACTGGTCGCGGCGAGCAGGCAGTTGCAGCTATCGGCTGGCAGGAGCTTGGCAACTGGGCTGTTGGTCTGGCTGTAGATAATCGCCAGCAAATCGTCTACTACAATGGCTCTTGGTACAAATATCTTGGTGAGCTTGAGCACGTCATTGCCGGGGATTCTCCTGAGAACGATGGCGGTGTATGGTCGGCTGCAAACCCCGTAGGGAAATGGTCGAACATCGGTGACGCGGCTCTTCGCTCAAACCTGGGTTCAGACGAAGGGTTTAAACTGGTTGGTCAGTTTCAGTCTGTGGCGATGCTTTCAGCACACCCGGGAAGTGATGGAGAGCGAGTGCTGGTCATTGGCTATCAAGTCGGTAGCAATCTGGGTGGTGGGGAGTTTTATTATGATTCGTCGCAGTCAGCTGTAAATAACGGCGTCACCGTTTTTAACGGGTGGTGCCGTAAAAATATTACCGAACTCAGTACGTGGGATGCAGGATTAATTCCTGGCGATGATTCAAACGCGAGCCCAGCTATTCAACGCCTTTTTGATACTGCACCGGATGGCTGCACAATTTACATCGACGGTCGGCATTGCATAACGCGTCCGCACTATCTACGTGGAAAATCCAATCTGAAAATACTACCACGCAACGGCGGGTTTCTTGATGGCATTACGCTTAAAGACCAGTTCGACTTTATTCTGGTTGACGGGTGGGAATACTACGCCCCTTATGCTGGCGCAACACAGGGTTATCCTGGTGGGATTATTTCTGCGCTTGACTGCCCTGGTATTGAAATCGACGAACGTCTGAAGATACGTGGTCCCAAAAAGCGGTTCAATAAAACAGCTGTTGACGTCACCCTGCGCCGGGAGTACGGGGATTCCGGTATTCAGCTGCGTAATTGTCCGGGCGCAAAAACCAACAAAATTGACGCGTATCACTTCTGGTCGTGGGGTATTTACGGAAGCGCAGGTGGGCATAACTCAGAAGCCAATGAAAACTATGTAGGCGATTGTGCAGTACAGTCAGGGATTAATATCTGGAATGGCTGTAACAACTGCCAGGCGAATGACAACGTTATTAAAGATGCCCGTCTTTATGGACTGGAAATCGAGGTCCTTGAATCTGTTATGGCGGTATACGGAAAAATTATTGGGGCAAAAGGAAGGGGTAATAAGATCTCAGGTTCGAAGTGGGCTGTTGCCGCTGTGCGTGGCGTTTTTACCGCAGAAATTACCAAAACAGAAATAGAGGACTGTTTCTACGGATTTAACGCAGTCAAAAACAAGGATGTCCCGAGGAACATTGACTTTATTCACAACAACGTAAGCCGCACGCTGGTCCACGCGCATGTTTCCGGTTCACAGAACGTCCATGTCAACCATAACGACCTGACCAATACTGTGAAGCCAGATTATGCGGTACTGAACCAGTATTCGGTTATTGTCGATCTGGAAAGTGACAAGACAAAATTCAGGATTTTCTATTCCGGTAATGAAAACCTGACGACCACCGTCCAGATACGGGGTGAGGTTTATACGATTGCCAGCAGGACTGTTGTTGCCGATGCTGATTATACCTATGGCGAAAGTCGGTATGTCATCGTCACCCTGACTACCGAGCTGGCCAGCGATGTAGAGGTTGGTGATACGCTGCTTCATAGTACCGAGTTCGTCGACACCACAGCACATGCAACCTCTTTAATATACCAGGAGGACGATGCCTACCTGAAGGGTGTGACATTCGGTAAAAATAACCTGATTGGTGCCTTCAAAGTTTATGAGCGATTTGAAACCGTATTCAGCGATACCGAGACCATTGCTGTCAGCAGTTTCGGCCACAGCCTGATTAAAACGGCCAACTCAGCCATCAATCCGGCATATCGTTTTGCCAGAGCGAGTGCATGGGCTAACGCTATTGAATTGCGAGGGATTGACCATTCCGAGGGAATGAGTTTTTACTTGCCTGTTAAATCAGGAGGGACGAAAAACGTCAAACCCTACCGTGAGATTCAGCGTTCAAAAATTGTCAGTATTGCCGCTGGCGGGACTTTCCCGGTTGAGTATTTCTACGATAACTCAGACCGGATGGTCACTGGCGTAGATATCACGCTAACCAACGTTCATTCAGCTTCTAACATCCAGCTGCGCATTGACGGAGCCACGGTTTATACCGCTGTATTTTTAGCTAATGCTACAAATACTCCAGTTGCATCATTCAAAGACAGGAATATGACGGTGGGTCTGGCAGCGAATGCTAACTCCGGGACCGGTCGTCACTCGTTGCAGCTTTTCACATCAGACAATACTGCCGTTTGCGACGGATACACTATCACCCTGTATTTATTGTGAGGCACATATGCCATTTCAACGAAAAGTGAAAGTCACCCCGACAAAGCTTTATCAGGAGCTCGCCGGGGTACAAGTTCCCCAACCTGAAGAAGATGTCACCGCCACCTATACTGCGATCCGTCTGGAGTCACTGGATGCTACGACCAGGCTTGCCAGCGTGTACTACAGTATCAGCATGGATAATGCGTCGGCCATCGGGTACGGATACGCCAACTTCACCTACGAGGACCTGGGGGATATTCTCGCTGAAGCGGAAGCCTGGCTGCAGGCGTCGTTTGATGTTGTTGCGCTGAACCCCTTGCCGGGTAGCTAACGCGATCTCCGCAGAAGCGTATCTCCAGAAATCGTTTAATTTAGTAGTCCTTAATTAATAGCATCCTGCCAGTTCATCACTGGCGGGATGCGCATTCAATCAACTAAAGTCAAAACCGTACTGAAAGTATCAAGACCTGCTTTAAATAACTCAGCCTGCCCGGTTAAAACAACGTCCAGAATATCCTCGCAGTCAAACTCTGCGAATAACTGAACATCCCGTTCCTTACTGGTTATTTCCAGTAAAACTGCCTCGCCCTCAGCGATTTTTGAAGTGGATGGATAAATGAAGTAGTGCATGTATCACTCCTTACGGTAAGTACCAGAACGGTCGGGTAACGTAAATTCGCCCGGTAAAACCTGTGAATTTTAAACCCGGCTGAATGAAGTCATTACCCTGCCAGTAGTTGCTGACCGCCTGAGGAAGCATGGCCTGATAATCAGCGCTGGTAATCGGCATACCCTGTCGTTGAGTTGTCATGTTTATTGCGGCACTCTCTGAAATTGTTCTGCGGATTGGCGTGCTGGTTGCGGTGAATACCTTCGTATCCGGGTCCTGAGTTACCCTTACGCTATTGCGCAGATAACAGGCCATCAAAGCAGAAACCATAACATCACCCACGGCATCGGCGATGCGGATAGATGCGGTCCCCCACATTAACTCAAGACTGGTACCTGCTTTCGCTTCATTCGTACAGAACAGCTGTACCACCTCCGATGGGTCAGTAAGTTCAATGATAAACGGCATATAGCCGTCAGGGTCAGCATCTGTCATCGTTCCATAGCGGCATTTCGCATTGCCGGTTTTTAGAGCAGCCCATGCGTAATCAGTAGAGAGCAAATCACCGCCAACATCACCCGTACTTAACTCAGTAAACCCAAGAACGCGGTTTATCCTGTTTGAGCAGGCATCGCTGTAGCTGTTGGGAAATGGCGTCCTTAGATCGATTCCCCGTGGAGTTTTTAGATATACGCCAGTGTTACCCGGAGGCCCTGCCAGAGTGGGATAAGGCGTGTTGGGTTTGATCCCCGCCCGGCCAGACGTATGCGATTCGTCGGTAACTTTCAGAGACTGACCGTAAATCGAACTCGGACACTCGTATTCCTGATAGATGCCATAGTACTCAGCGCTCAGGCCAGCAAGCGTTCTCCTTACGTCCCTCTTCACTGCTTTGCCAATGAGAACCGTTGATTGCGAATAGCTTTGCGGGGCATCTTTGAAGACAGTCCTCCCCTGAATGCCTTCTATGTGCCCTGAAACATATTTAAATTCAACCGGGGAAAGCGGACCAATACGCAGCATATGCCGACCGACAAAATCTGTTTTAACACCCTCCTGGGTGAACTCCCCTCCACCCTTAATCCAGAAGGCATCATTCGCAATGTTGCCGAAGGTGCAGTTTTCATAGCGCATATCTTCGCCGAAATTGTAGAATGCTTCTGGCACCTCCATCCCGTTCCAGCAGCGTGAGAAATAACAATCCCTGAAGCCGCACATGAAGGTGTAATAAGTTCCCCAGCGATGGTTGGTATGAAAACCTGTGATTTTCATATCGCAAATCATCAGGTTCCGCACATCAAGCTCACACGGAACATCATTCCCAAAGACGACCCCCACAGTTTCAATCGTCGGATTACCGCCGGAATCCAGTGCGTAACCAGGTCCGCGCAGTGTTATCCTCTGCCCGTCCATCGCAAAAAATGGCTTATTACCAACCGCCTGATTCCAGTATTTGCTTGTAGCACCCTTCCAGCTTGTTTCTGCCTGATACATAGCCTTTGTCAGTTGAGGAAAATCCTGATTCGAAATCCTGAAGCTATAATCATCAAGAAAATCGCCAGCCTCAAAATATGGGCCGCCGATGGTTCCGCAACTAATAAAAGGCGGCAGGTCTACTTTCTCTGTTATTTTAAACTCACAGATAAAGTTAGTCGGTACTATTTTAATGATGCTGGCTACGTTGTTAACCCGCCCATTGGCAACGACCTTATTAATGATTGCGTCCCTGGCCTTTTTTAATACAGGACTAAAGTTTGAACCATCAACGAGAAGACCAGCCAGTCTCAGATCGTACCCCTGACTGATATCAGCTTTCCATCTGGCGCCACCTGGAGTTACAAAAATTGAAATGCCATCGTCCGATGACGTTGTGTCTGTCGGATCATGCGTAAGAATGGCGTTGACGGTAGCAGCTCCGGCGGCCGCCCGCTCCAGAATGATGGACTGCCCGTTATAGGAAGGTTCGATGGCTCTGAGGGTGGAAATATTGGGGCATTTTCCAACCAAACTGAACCCTTCGCTTGAACCCAGGTTTACGCGAACAATATCGGCAATTTACAATCAGCCTTTTCAAAGGGTTGCATAATGCTGATTGGCTACGCGCGGGTGTCTACCGGCGATCAAAACCTCGATTTGCAGAAAAACGCACTGGTTCGCGCAGAATGTGAGCAGATTTTCGAAGATACAGCGAGCGGGAAAAATTCCAGGCGCCCAGGGCTGAGGCGTGCTATCCGTCGTTTAAAACCAGGTGATTCTCTTGTGGTCTGGAAGCTGGATCGCCTTGGGCGCAGTGTTCGTGACCTCATAACTCTGGTCTCAGAGCTGCAGGATAAAGGTATTCACTTTCGTAGTCTGACCGACTCGATCGACACTTCGACGCCAGCAGGGCGATTCTTCTTCCACGTCATGAGCGCCCTGGCGGAGATGGAGCGCGAGCTGATAGTGGAGCGCACCCGAGCCGGGTTGGCTGCAGCGAGGGAGCAGGGGAGAGTCGGCGGCCGCCGCCGGGTAATGACTGAAGAAGTGGTGGAGAGATGCCGCAGAATGCTGGAGAACGGCGCAACCCGGCACCAGATCGCAGATGTGATAGGGGTGGGAGTGAAGACGATCTACAAATACTTTCCTGCTGCCGTCCGTGATCAAGGATTCCTGCCCTTCCCGTGATATGTAACATTTGAGATAATAAGTTATTTCAGTTTTGAAAACAGTTTGGTTTGTTCGTGAACGGTAAGAAAACAATAAGTTTTGAGCAATTTTTAACTATTAACAGCAATCTTGTTTCCATCTCAGATACATGGGCTGACTTGTGGGCGTTAATTTTTCACACGGGTTTAAGCGCTGGAAGGCTGCTGAGTATTCGATATGATGATATTGATGGTGACTTGATACTGATACGAAAACAGGGTCACCTGAAGGAGCTACGTGTTGAATCAACCCCTCCAGTGGAGGCGATAATTGCTCGTAGAAGAGAACGCTATCCAGAAGATGTTTATTTATTTCAGAGTCATTCTAACCGTGTGAAGTACCATCGCCGGCCGGTCACTATAATTGCTTTCAACGCCGCTTTACGTCGCGCCGCTAGATCATTACCAGACGTTAACGTAAGCAGTAGTAGCGCGAGAAACATACCGGACTAACCGCCTGTCCATTAGCGTGTGGCCGATGTGACAGGCGTGGGGGTGAAGACTATTTACAAATATTTTCCGGTACAATACGGCGATAAAAAATCCCCTTGAGCAGGCACACTCAAGGGGAAAATACTACATAACATCATTGCTGTGTGCGTCTTTGCGCTCGTCCATCTTCTAAGAAGGTGCCTAAAGTTTCCAGATATTTCTGGTCTGAGTTGTTACATCATGGAGGAGGTGCCGATGTGATAGGTTAAGAGCGAAGACGGTCTGTAAGTACCTTCCGATGTCGAGGAACAAGGATCATGAATTTGAGTCTATACCATCCCAATTCATACATTCTTTGTAAGTCTATGAAATATTGAGCAGAGTATTCTGTTCGAAATGAACCATATGGAATAGCCAAAGGCTAAAATGCCCAGCGTAAAAACAACAATCAGCAAGTCCGTCTGTGACATCTTATATCCATTTTGCAGTAGCAGGTTTTGAGAAAAGATAGTTCAAAGCAGGCAAATAGACAACATAATCACTAAGTGAAACCAATATCAGGGGCTCAAAGGTGACTGATTTCCCCCTCTGTGTTCCTGATTGATAGTTAAAACCTCTATTGATCAGATTAGCGAATAAAACCACTGTATATAAAAACAGTGTTTTGTGAGCGAGTTTATTATGCAGTTCTACACGCCCGTTGAGTTACGCCAGATCATGCTGCTCCCGTTGTACAGTGACCTTGTGCAGTGCGGTTTTCCTAGTCCAGCGCAGGATTATGTTGAGCAACGTATTGATCTGAACGAGTTGCTCGTTAACCACCCAAGTGCGACGTATTTTGTCAAAGCCGCGGGCGACAGCATGAAAGACGCCGGCATAGGGGAGGGTGATCTTCTGGTAGTGGATAGCTCAAGGACCGCAGTTCATGGTGATATCGTTATTGCTGCTGTGGATGGGGAATTCACCGTTAAGAAGCTGCAACTGCATCCAAGGGTTCAGCTTAACCCAATGAACCCTGCATATTCGCCAATAGTCGTCGGTAGTGAGGACACTCTCGACGTGTTCGGGGTGGTTACGTACATCATTAAATCAGCTGGCTAA